TGGTTTGCTCTCAATGGGGCAGAACAAACAATCAAAAAATATCTGCCAATCATTGCTGTAGAAGAAGCCGGACATGGTTTGAGATACGACAAGCCTTTCCCCGAAGTTGAAAAATATCTTGCACAGTTTGGATACCGGATCATAGATAGATATCGCCACGAAGCTGTTTTCTCTGTATGAAAGCATTTGTAATATACCTACCTGAACGTGATCACAGTGTAAAATCATCACGGCAGATGCTGGATCAACTTGCTGAGTACAATATTGAAGCAGAGTTGTTTGAAGGCACACCAGGTGACAAAGCAGTGGCCATGGCCAAGAAAGCACAAAAGACCTTGTACCCTTACAGTATCAAGAACCGTGTGCTGGATGATCATGACATTGAGCAATTGATAAGGCCTGAACTCTACGAAGAATTCAAACGGAAACATCGTTACGAAATCATTGAACGCCAACTCATTGATAAAAAAGATATGGGCAAACTGAGTCGTCCAGGAGTGATAGGATGTTTTTACAGTCACTACAATCTGTGGTCTAAGTGTGTAGAGCTCAATGAGCCCATAATGATCTTTGAAGATGACGTCAAGTTCTATCGTGGTTACACTCCTGTGGAGTTTGACGGAGTACTGATCTTGAGTCTGGGCAAAAGTTCATTCATGACCGAGCCACAAAAAAGCTACCTAGAAAATCCCACAGGTCCAGCACAGGCTCGCAAGTGGCAGAACTTCAGTATGCCCGGAGCCAGTGGTTATGCTATTACTCCAGATGCTGCGTTGGCATTGACCAAGTTTTATCGTCCTTATTGGTATCCAGCAGACAATGCTATCAATCAGTTTTTGGTGCCCATGCAGATCAGCACCTACATTATGGGCCGTAATACCTTGCCCGAAGAAGGCAATATTTCAATGACCAAGTCAAAGGACTGGGTATGAAAGTAGGAATATTTTACAACTCCATATCCAATCCTGCTAAGTTTTCAAACAAGGTCATGTTGATGGACAACTTTGCTGCTGGTGTTCGAGCACACGGTGATGAAGTAGTAGATTACAGAGACAATCGACTGCCTGATCAGAAACTGGATGCTGGCTTTGTGTTGGGCTACACTCTAGAAGACAATTTTCGCCGCAAAATCATTGATCAACTGCGACTGCAAAAAACTCCCAGTGTGTTTGTGGACAGCAATATCTTGCACTATGCTAGGTCAGAACATGAATGGCATCGCTATAGCCTTAACTCGGTGTACCCCGACTCAGGCACCTACTTCTTTGGCAACATAGATAATACCAAATGGGATAGATTTGCTGGATGGCACAACACTGAGTTGAAGCCCTGGCGTACCACAGGCAATCATATTCTGGTTCTTTGTCAGCGTCCCAAGGGTTTCAACATGTTCACAGACCAAGAAGTTTGGTTGGACAAGATCATTAAACGTATTCGCAAATACAGTTCTCGGCCCATCATGATTCGCATGCATCCAGGCGACGGCACACGTTTCAAGCAAATAGAAAAGATACAGAAAAAGTACGGGGCCGCAGTCACCATCAGCGAACATGCCAACATTCGTGATGCTTTGGTCAACTGTTGGTGCACTGTGGGCATCAACTCAACACCTAATGTAGTTGCTGCCATAGAAGGCGTACCAGGCTATATCGAAGACACTGTTCATAGCTGGGCTGCAGACGTGGCGTTTACTGACATAACTCAAATAGATAATCCGCCTATGCCAGATCGCACTGACTGGGCTCATCGAATTGCCAACATACACTGGAGCAATGACGAAGTGCGTTCAGGTCAGTTGTGGGCTGCTATCAAGAACTATATCGCTTCTGCTCGGCGATAAATTGCGGCAAGTCCTTGCGTGTGCCTTTGGCGGTCCATATCACGCTGTTGGGTCTCATGTCCCAGTCAATCATGCTGATAGGCAAGTGACCGCTGTCATAGCGTGGCACAACTTGATCCAGGATGTCTTGGTCCAGACCCCAATAAATGCAATCACTTTCTAGACTGGATCTCAGTGTCTGACTGTACTCAGTTAAAAACTGCTGACTACGTCCTTGACAGTGTAGATACATGCCCCCAGCTAGTATGCGAGCCTTGGCTCCTGTGATCTTGTGCAAATAAAAGTCGTGTTCTTGACCAAGTCTGGGTATTGGTGCACGAACCACAGCGTCTACATCCATGCTCATGAACGATGTTGCAGGTGCCAATTCAGCCAGTCTAATAAACCTTGCACAAGCATAGTAGGTTTTTTGCATGCGATGATGCAGATCACGATCCTGTCCTTTTTTCATGGCATTACGAGTGCGTTCCAGTCTAGACTTGGATACAGTGTCAGTCAGCGGCTGGTTCCAGTATTCGGCAGCAGCATCAAATGCTGACAAGTCCACATGTTCATAGCTGACACTGAGCCTGGGCTGTGTGGCACACCATGCCAGTTGGTCCTGACGCGGATTGAATATGTGCAAGTGCAAATGGTCTACACTGTTGGCCTGTATGCTGCCAACCAAGGATCCAGCAAACTCGTCAAAGTAAGATGAGTCGCAAGCACTGTAAATGAAAAAGTCTACTGGTGCCATAGCACCGTGCATTGTGGGTAATATCATATTGGGGTATTTACTAGCTTAAATATCCTGTATGAAAATTGCCTACTTTCCCGGTCAAGTTGCACTCAATGGCAGACCTGTGATGGAGGCTGTGCTGGACTGTTTGCAAGCAGCCGGTCATGAAACGCAAGAGAATTCCTGGTGTGCAGATGCCGCAGTGATTTGGAGTGTGTTGTGGTCGGGTCGCATGGCCGCCAATCAAGCAGTGCATGCTCACTATAGATCTTTGGGTTTGCCAGTGATCGTTGTGGAAGTGGGTGCACTGTATCGTGGCAACACCTGGAAGATCTCTGTGAACAATGTCACTGCCGAAGGCTATTATGGGCATCAGACTCGATTGGACTGGGATCGTCCTCGCAAGTTAGGTATCAGTTTGGCCACACAGACAATGACCACACCTGAGATTGTGATTGCACTACAACATGTCAAAAGCCTGCAGGTTGAAGCTATTGCCAACATGACACAATGGGTGCAAGATACAGTGACCACGCTACGGCAACACACAGATCGCTCAATAGTGGTGCGTCCGCATCCTAGATGCCGCATCGCATTGCCCGCAGGCATTGCAGTACAACAACCACAGCGTGTGCCCAATACCTACGACAATTATGACATGCACTTCAACTGTCATGCTGTGGTCAATTACAATTCAGGCCCAGGCATTCAAGCAGCCATTGCAGGTGTACGTCCCGTTGTGGATGAAACCAGTTTGGCAGAACCAGTATCTGTGCAGTATGCAGACATTGAAAAACCCTACACTGTGAATAGAGATCTGTGGCTCACACAGATTTGCCACACAGAATATACCGTAGAAGAAATCAAAGCAGGACTATGGCTCACCAGACTAGCACCGGCACTGAACCTGTAGACTGTGCATGTGTGATACATGGCACTGGCTACGACTGGGTGTATGTGGATCGATTGTACAACATGCTACAGCGAAACATACCTCAGGGCATTCGCATGCATGTTTATACTGAAGCAGAACGGCCAGTTCCTGATCACATGATACGACACGATCTTGTTGCATGGCCTGGGGTGTCGGGACCTAGACGCAGTTGGTGGTACAAGCTGCAATTATTTGATCCCCGTCATCATCAAGGCAACATGCTGTACTTTGACCTTGACACTGTGATTGTGCGGGATCTTGGATGGATACCGAGTCTGGATCCCAAATACTTGTGGGGCATACATGATTTCAAATATCTACAGAATCCCAACAAGCTGACTCTAAACAGTAGCATCATGTGGTGGCATGTGCCCACGTTTGGCGATGTGTGGCACAATTTCAGCAGAGAAAACATCAATGAAGTCACACGCAGATATCCGGGGGATCAAGATTACATACAGGCAGCTCTGGGTCACAACCGCATACGCTACTTTGACCAGCACCTTGTTCAAAGCTGGCGTTGGCAGTGTCTAGATGGTGGCTACGATTTTGCACACAGAGTACATCGTCGTCCAGGCACAGGCACGGTAATCAGTGGCGATGCCAGTGTGCTGGTGTTTCACGGCAATCCCAAACCCCACAAGATCACTGATCCTGAAATCGTAAAACTTTGGTGCTAATTGACCAATAAATGTGTCAGTGTTATAATTGGCACATGAAAATAGTCAAACTCAATCGCAGATTCCGCCAGTTCCGAGACCATGGGCATGTTGTGGCCTTGAAGTTTTACAACGGCTGGAACAGTGACAAAATTCGAGCGGTTGAAAAAGTCTGTCGCGATCGATTAAAAGGCGGTGGCTGGTTGCGTGAACATGACTGGTATTCATACTACGGCGAACGAAACAGTCGCTATGATCGTGATATTGGCAGGCCCTACTGGATCACATTCCGCAGGGAGTCAGATTTAACTTTAGTACTACTTTCTTTAGGTTGACCAAAATTTGCCAATTTGCTATAATTAGGACATACAACACAACAAGGAGCTGATATGTCTTATGTGGTTTTTAAAAACGCCAAAGAGTACGGTCCCCGCAAAGGCTTGGAAGGCCCATTTCACTACCCCAACGGGCAGGTCTTGTACTATGATGTTCGTGAAGGAATGTACTACGATCCTACTACAGACTTTTATGTTGAGTTGGATCAGGTCAACGAACTGCAAAATCAAATCTTTGATTTGCTGAAAAAGCAGTAAAAAGGTTGACCAATAATCGCCATTTTGCTATAATACTCGTATAGCAAAGCAAAAAGGAATCATAATGCAGTACACATTGATTGCTGGTAATGGTAAAGTATACACTTTTTTCCTGAAAAGTGTTGCAGAATTGTACCAACAATGCTACGGTGGTGTTGTAATTACGCCACAAGTACTGGCAGAACAAATGGTTGACCAATAATCGCCATTTTGCTATAATAACAGCATAGACAGTAAACTTCAACCGCACACTAAAGGAGCCAACCATGAGTGCAATTCGAGTCCTTAACGGTAACTACCGTGGCAACACTGTTCAGAACACCACATTTGAACTGGTGTCTGGTTTTCAATCTGGTGCCAAAGGCAGCTATGTCACAGTGAAAAATTCTGGACATTTCCCCAAGTGCCCCGACACTATCCGTATTCGTGTTGACAACATCGCAGATATCGAGTACACTAACGGCATGACTACAGAACCTACCGCAGTACCAGAACCCACCCGTGCCGCAGAAACTGATGAACAAGCCATGGATCGTATCCGTGAGCGTTTTGACATCCTGCACGAAATGACCAAGGCCACTGTGAGTGGCGACATCCGTGCCATGATTGTGAGCGGCCCTCCTGGCGTGGGCAAGAGCTTTGGCGTTGAGCAAGAAATTGACAAGGCCACTATGTTTGACAAACTGGCTGGCAAGCGACTGCGTGCCGAAGTTGTCAAAGGCTCAGCAACTCCCATCGGCCTGTACCAAACTCTCTACAAGTATTCAGACTCTAACTGCGTGGTTGTGTTTGACGACTGCGACAGCATCTTGCTGGATGACGTTGCACTGAACTTGCTGAAAGGTGCCCTGGACTCTGGCAAGAAGCGCAAGATCTCCTGGTTGAGCGAATCCAGCAGCCTGCGTCGCGAAGGCATTCCAGACAGTTTTGAGTTCAAAGGTAGTGCCATCTTTATCACCAACTTGAAGTTTGACAAGATGAAGTCGCAGAAACTGCGGGATCACTTGGATGCACTGCAAAGCCGTTGCCACTACCTGGACTTGACCCTGGACACCATGCGTGACAAACTGTTGCGTATCAAGCAGATTGCCAAAGACGGTGTGTTGTTTGCAGACTATGACTTTGCTCCAGAAGTTCAAGACGACATCATTGACTTCATGGACGCCAACCAGAATCGCCTGCGTGAAGTGAGCCTGCGTATGGCAATCAAGATTGCAGATCTTCGCAAGATGAGTGTGCTGAACTGGAAGCGACTGGCAGAAACAACTTGCATGAAGAGTGCTTGATATGAAGGATATGTTGGGTCGCAATCTTGCAGTGGGTGACTTTGTGGTGTTCTACGCCAATCTTTATCAAGTCACTGCATTGGGTCGCCCAACACCTTCGGATCATGGTTATGTAAAGATCAAGATCTATCCAGCCAGCAAAACATCCCGACCTGTGCAAAAGTACAGCCGGGAAATGGTGCAAGTGCCGGCAGCGGATGTCACAATGCACTTGTTGAAGAATGGTGGCATGTGATGGGTAGCGACAAGGCTTTCTTTGGCACCATACTTGCCATGATGGCCTTGTTGTTTGGTTATCCTGTTGCGGCATTTTTTATCTTTTTGGTTGCGGTGATGTCATGACTGCTTGGACAATCGTTAACATTTTGGCGGCTTGGCTTTTGTGGACCTGGGCCCAGCGTGACTTTGAAAACGGCCACAACAAACTGGGATGGGTCAATATCTTTTTCAGTGCCTGGAACGCGGCAGCGGCCGCTAACTCAATTCTTTAAGGAACAGTATGTTTGAAATTTGGGATGGTGATTTGTTTTTGTTCGTTGTAGACAGCCAGCATGAAGCAGACGAACAACAGCAACAGGGTTTTCAAGTGGTAGTAGCAGAGTAGATGTAGTTCATTTTGATTCCTTTTTTCCTGGGCATTATACGGTTGGCTCCGGCCCAGGCTTTACAGCAGGTACCCCTAAAAAGGTACCTGTTTTTTTGACTTTGCGAAAGCAACAGTGTAATATATAACATATGAAACAAGCAACAATAATTATTAAAGACGAAGTAAACATCAAGATCGAGGGCCTGGATCTTGACTGCCGCAAAAAACTAGTCAACACATTCAAGTATGAAATTCCTGGAGCACGGTATCAACCTGCTGTGCGACTGGGCCGTTGGGATGGCAAAGTGGCCTACTTTCAGCTGGGCGGATCTAGCTACATCAACTTATTGCCCGAGATCATTCCCATCCTGGAGCAGTACGACTACGACATTGAGCTAGATGATCAGCGTGACTACTCCAATACATTTGAGTTTGAGGCCATGCGGGAAGACACATTCCAGCATACACTGTGGCCTGTGGGCCATCCCATGGCAGGCCAACCTGTGATGTTGCGTGACTACCAAGTGGAAATTGTCAACAACTACTTGCAGAATCCGCAGTGTATTCAAGAAGTGGCCACAGGTGCAGGCAAGACTCTAATGACAGCGGCCTTGAGTTGGAACGTGCAGAAGTATGGGCGTTCAATCATTATTGTGCCCAACAAAGACCTTGTGCGACAAACCGAAAAGGACTACATCAATCTAGGGCTTGATGTGGGCGTGTACTTTGGTGATCGCAAAGAGCTGGGCAAAACGCACACCATTTGTACATGGCAAAGTCTCAACGTGTTGATGAAAAACACATCCAGCGGTACAGCAGACTTTACCATATTGGACTTTATGGAAGGTGTGGTATGTGTCATAGTGGACGAAGTACACATGGCCAAAGCCGATGCACTCAAGACCATGCTCACAGGCGTGATGTCGCGAGTGCCAATTCGTTGGGGTCTTACAGGCACAGTGCCCAAAGAAAAGTTTGAAAGCCAAAGCCTGTTGGTGAGCTTGGGTCCAGTTATCAGCAAGCTCAGTGCCAGCGAATTGCAGGACCGTGGAGTGTTGGCACAATGCCATGTGAACATTGTACAACTGCTGGACCATGTGGAGTTCAGCAACTATCAAAGCGAGCTTAAATACTTGCTGGAGGAAAAAGGTCGGCTGGATGCCATGGCAGGGTTGATTCTGCAAATCAACGAAACAGGCAATACTCTAGTGCTGGTTGATCGTGTGGCAGCAGGCACAGAACTAGTGGCCCGCTTGGGTGACAAAGCAGTGTTTGTGTCAGGAGCAACCAAATCAAAAGACCGTCAAGATGAATATGATCAAGTGGCTGAGGCAACGGACAAAATCATTGTGGCCACATATGGAGTGGCTGCTGTTGGTATTAATATCCCCCGTATTTTTAATTTGGTTCTTGTTGAGCCTGGCAAGAGTTTTGTTAGAGTTATTCAGAGTATTGGTCGTGGCATACGTAAAGCGGAAGACAAAGACCATGTTCAGATCTGGGACGTGACATCGACCTGCAAGTTTGCCAAGCGTCACTTGACCAAACGCAAACAGTTCTACAAAGAAGCCAACTATCCGTTCACTGCTGAGAAACTGGATTGGATGAAAATTGCTTGACATTTGATGTCCGGCCATATACACTTACTACATATGAGAATTTTAACCTTAGACAACAAACACTACGACCTAGATCACTTGCCAGAAGAAGTTGATGACATGCGATTTGCTATTCTCGACAACTCTACGCCCACGGATCCAGACTATCATTTTATACCACTGATATTTTTAGAAAGTTTCAATTCACCTGCATTGGTACTAAGAATAGGCAACAATACAATTCGCATGCCCATGGATTGGCAGATCCTAATAGGTGAACCTGAAGTAGGTGATCTCGAAGTGCTGCCATTGACGTCGATCAATGATCGAGGATTCCGAGTATTTCAGTTCAATCCATTGACCAGTTTCAGACCCAGTTTTCCTGACATTGAAATCCTGGATGTTTATCATGAAGTGTCGTGGTACGCACCCAAACTCAAAAACGGCCAAATGCTAGCAGTGCCGTTAAATGACGATCCCGAACCTGACTGCGTGTACTTTGTAAAAGACGTCAGTCGCAACTGCGAAATCGTAGACTACAACAAGGCCTGGTAATATGAATATCAAATACACTATACACGATGTTGGCGGAGAAGTTGTCAAAGACAACAATACTTACTTGCTCAAAGACAACAAGACATTGAAAAGTCTTGTGTTGAGCAGCACAGAGCTGTATCGAGGTCAAGCCACTCGTGGGCACAGCCATGTGGGACAAGAAGAAGTTTACTTTTTTGTGCAAGGCACAGGTATCATGTTGGTAGACGAACAACGTTTTAGAGTCAATGCTGGCGACATCATATTGATTCCTGATGGTGCGTTTCATCGTGTGATCAACGATGGTGACATGAACATGGTGTTTAACTGTGTGTTCAATGGACAAAGAGATCACTAATGGGTAATCTCACTCCTGGCACAACCTACATCTACGAGCGTGTGGACAATCGAATCTATGCTCGAGAAATGGGTCAGACCAAACGACGCATGGTTGGCTGGACTGACAGCAACAGTGTGTCCATGCGTGAGTATGCCAGTGAAATAAATTCGGTGCTGACCATGTGCGAAACAGATCCGGCTATGCGGGAGTTGCTGGATCAATTGTTTGTGCTGTATAATCTAAAGAAATCCCATGAGTGACAAACTAAACATTGCTAACGAGATGCGACAATTTGATCGCAAGAATCGAGACTTTTACGATGAGCTTACTCCTGAAGAACGCAAGAAGTTCTCAAACTATCTCATGATACGTTGGGGCAGTTCAGTGGAGGGATCGCGAGACCTGCAGGAGTTCTATGTGATTAGCTGCAATGAACGATTCAACAAGCACTTCTTTGATCTGGGCAAACATCCCAAACTGCAATGGCTGTTGGCGACTACTGTGAGCCCAGACATGGGTACGCCTCGGCATCCCTGGATTGCACCCAAGAAAAAAGAACCCGGTGCTAGTTCGTTCAAGAAACAACTCAGCGAACTGTTTCCGCATTTGAAAAATGATGAGATTGACTTGTTGGCGTCAATCACAACCAAAAAAGAACTAGATGCATACATTCGTCAGCATGGCAACGACCCCAAGTAAATTCAGCTGTGACTTTTGCAACAAAACCTTTGCCAAAGAAACCAGTATGGCTGTTCATGTGTGCGAAGCCAAGCGGCGGCATCAAGAACAGAATGAGCCTGGTGTGAGACTGGGCTTTCAGGCCTACATAAAGTTTTATGCCACAGTGCAACGATCAACAAAAGCCAAGACCTTTGAAGACTTTGCCAGCAGTGCATACTATCGTGCGTTTGTAAAGTTTGGACGTTACTGTGTAGACACTCGCACAATAAATCCTGGTCAGTTCATGACATGGTTGTTGAAGCACAACAAAAAAATTGATTACTGGTGTTCAGATCGAGTGTACACAGAATATTTGTTGGACTATCTCAAAGTGGAGGCTGTGGAAGATGCACTGGCCCGAGCCATTGAGTACAGCCTGACCTGGGCAGAAAACAATCAAGCGGCTCCACATGACTGCTTGAGATATGGCAATATACATGCTGTGTGTTATGCTATTTCATCGGGCAGGCTCAGTCCATGGACCATATACTGTAGTGATTCAGGTCAGCAGTTCTTGGCCAGTTTGCATCCTCAACAGGTCAGCATGATCTGGCCCTATATTGATTCGGATGTGTGGCTCAAAAAGCTACAACAAAGCCCCGATGACAAGGCATATGCACAACAAATTTTAACTCAAGCAGGATGGTAACATGATTAGAAACATCACAGGCGGTGCAGGCATAACCGTAACGGGCAGTGCGTACAGTGCTCCTTATATCAACACCAACATACCCAGTGCAGGAATGGTTCGCTACATCAACGGCAATCTTGAAGTATATGATGGCAGCTCGTGGTTGGTGCTGCTATCCGGCTATCCAACCGTTGAACTGGACGGCGAAACACGGGAAATCATACGTTGGGCACAGAACCGTATGGTTGAAGAAGAACGCATGAAGGCCCTTGCTGCCAAACATTCCGCAGTGGCCGATGCACTGGCTGCACAACAACGAGCCGAGGAAGCTGTGCGTATTGCAGTGGCCTTGTGTGATGTAAAATGAGTGCAGATATTGACATTGACTTTGCTGATCGCAATACTGTGCTGAAATTGATTCGGCATACTGCTGCACGACAAAGTGATGGAAGAAAACACAATTCAGGAGTATACGTAACTGATATTCCGCAAGATTCTGTAAATCAGTGTGCAGCCATAGACTACGAAACAGCGGAACAGCGTGGTTATTTCAAACTAGACTTCCTGAACATGAGTGTGTACAGTTTGATACAAACGCCTGAGCACTACGAAGCCATGCTGGCCGCAACGCCTCCGTGGCACCGACTGTGGACTGACGCACATTGGGTTAGTCAATTAGCACACGTGGGCAATTACTATGATTTGTTGAAAGAAATGAAGCCAGATTCAATACCAAGACTGGCTGCTTTTATATCGATTATTCGTCCGGGCAAAGCACATCTACAACGCCGACCCTGGGCAGAAGTGTTTGCAAGTGTGTGGGATGGAGATACCAGCCGGGGTTATACGTTTAAAAAAGCCCATGCAATCAGTTATGCAGCCTTGGTGGCACTGCATATGAATTTACTCAATCAAGCCGTCGAACCAGTGTAATAGATTTTCGCTTGCTCTTTTTGCGAGCAATGTCCAGCAAACTGCAAGCAGGGCCGTGTAAAATCTCCAAATCTTTGTTGCTGAATGTGCGTAGAGTGTGTCTAAATTGGTCCCATTCACCGCGTAAAAAGATGTTGATAGGTATACTGCGATTGCTTTCCCACCACCAAGTGTTGGCCAATTCCAAAAACGTTAGTTTGTCCTGCAAGTCTGTAACATGCCCAAAGTCGTAGATGGTAGTAACAGTGTCGTCCCTGTTTTGAACTATGCCCACATATTCCACGTTTGCATACAAGCACAGCGTGATAAAGGGATATTTTTCTGCCAATTTAGTAAAGATGTCGTTGCCCATAAATATTGTTCGAGGATCCTATGTATTCCACCACAGCATACTTATACCAACAAATTACCAAAGTATTATTGATTGACACCGGTGGTGGCTATTTCACAGCGAGGTATAACCCAGTGTACGCAAAACAACTAACTATCAACAAGGGCGTGGACAACGTGCTGTTGTTTGAATTTATCAACCAGGATCAAAAGCCTGTGAACATTACTGGCAGTGCCTTTGTGTTTAGATTGATCAGCCAAGACGGTGACGAACTGTTGCTGACCAAAGACATGACTATTCTCAGTGCTGCTACTGGTAGGGTCAAAGTAACGCTAACTACCACAGACACTATCAATCTCATAGCACAACCAGCTAGCTACAGCATCCAACGCACATCTGGAGATTATGTACAGGCAGTTTACACAGACGCCAACAGTCAAGCTCGTGCTGACTGCAACATTGTGGATTCAATTTTTCCTGAATTTCAACTCAGCAACAATCTCACTATACCCACAATATATGGTCCAACTAGCTGGCCCCAAAACCCCCCTGCAGGATGGCCAGACTGGGCACTGACTCCACAGCCGCAGAACTACACTCAAACAACTGAATTTTACAGCAGTGAAATTCCTACACACGGTGCAAGTTTGACCACCATCAAAATGGATCTGCATCATTTTACAGGTACCATCAAGGCTCAGGCAGCAGAAGATTACCTGTCGGCTTGGTATGATGTCACGGACAGTACTCAATATCTAAACGAAACCAAAACTATCTATCTCAATGTAGAAGGGTTTCATCCCTTAATCCGTGTGGCCTTGAATCAAAGTCAGGGTTATGGTGCACAAGCCACTGCCACAGTTGTGGATGGTGTGGTCACTGGCATCGCGGTAACCAATGCTGGGCAAAACTACATTGCTGCACCCAACATAGTTATTGTGGGCAACGGTGCAGGTGCAGAAGCCGTTGGATCCTATGCCGGCGATGGCCAGATTGGAGCTATCACAGTTACTGCTGGCGGGTCAGGATACTTACCCATCACATTCGGCAGCACTACCTATGCCAATGTTGTCATAAACAATGGTACTGTCACCAATTTGCTGTATAGATAAGCAATAATCTGCTACAATAAGCAGATGCTGGATATTGTTACATACCTACCTGCCAAACGCAAAGCTAGCCCCAGCGGCTGGCTGAGTTTCAATGCAGTATGTTGTCATCACAATGGTTCCAGTTCAGACCGTCGTAGTCGCGGCGGTATCAAGTTGTCTGATCAGGGTTGGAGTTATCACTGCTTCAACTGCGGATACACTGCCAGCTTTATCCAGGGCCGTACATTAAGTTATAAGGCCCGTAGGCTCTTGAGCTGGTTGGGTGTGTCTGATCGAGATATTGAATTTGCCAATTTAGAAAGCCTACGTCATCGCAGCGTCAATGGCCTGATAGAAGATCGACAACGAACATTCAACGTGTTGCAAGGCATTGAGTTTGAAGAGCGTGAACTGCCTGCTGGTGCAGAGTTTGTGCAGCCCGGTACCACATACTGGAGTTACTTGAACGCACGTCATGCACCAATGGATTTTCCATTCATGATTGATCCCATGAGCAAACGCCGAGGCATTATTATACCTTTTACACACAACAATCGTGTGGTAGGTTGGACCAAGCGTTTTTTGGATGCACACAACCCTAGATACTTCAGCGACAGTCAGCCTGGCTATGTGTTTGGCACTGATCTACAGAATCCAGACTGGCAGCATGTGATTGTGACCGAAGGTATATTTGATGCACTCTGTATAGGCGGTCTGGCTTTGATGCACAATGATATCAATGATGCACAAGCCAGACTGATACGCAGCCTAGATCGACAGATCACAGTAGTGCCTGATCAAGACAGTGCAGGACTAGAACTAATTGACCGTGCTGTAGAACTGGGATGGGCAGTGAGTATACCTAACTGGCAAGACGGCGTCAAAGACGTCAATGATGCTGTGAAGAAATATGGTCGTCTAGGTACCTTGCTAACTATTATGCAGGCTCGGGAAACAAACAAGTACAAAATTGAAATAAGGAAGAAACAACTTGCAAAAAGATTACGGAATTGATTTCCAGAAACTATTCTTAGAGATGATGTTGTCTGACGCACAAAGTTATGTGCGTGTGCAGAACATTTATAATCCAGAAAACTTTGATAAAAGTATTAGACCAGCGGCTGAATTTATTAAAACTTACTCTGCCAAATACAACACATTACCCACTCGACTACAAATTTCAGCAGAAACAGGAATCAAGATCAATGAGCTGCCGCCTGAACTACAGGGCGATAATCACGAAGCTTGGTTTTTGGAAGAGTTCGAAGGTTTTACTAAAAAAGAAGAACTGTCTAGGGCTATTTTAAAGTCTTATGACTTGCTAGAAAAAGGCGAGTTTGATCCTGTGGAAAAGCTGATCAAGGATGCTGTACAAATATCACTGACTAAGGACATGGGCACAGACTACTTTGCTGATCCTGCAGCTCGTATCAACCGATATTTCAACTCAGGTGGACAAGTATCAACAGGTTGGCCACAACTGGACAAACTGCTTTATGGTGGATTCAGTAGAGGTGAACTCAACATTTTTGCAGGTGGCTCGGGCTCAGGTAAATCGCTTGTGATGATGAACATTGCTCTAAACTGGTTGCAACAAGGACTCAGCGGTGTGTATATCAGTTTGGAATTGAGTGAGGAACTTACCAGTTTGCGAACTGACGCTATGTTGACCAGCATGAGTACCAAAGCGATTCGCAAGGACATTGATTCAGCAGAGCTCAAGGTCAAAATGACAGGACGTACAGCAGGCAAGTACAGAGTCAAGGCCCTGCCGGCACAAAGCAACATCAACGACATTCGCAGTTACATCAAAGAAGTACAAATTCAAACTGGTATCAAAGTAGACTTTATTATGGTAGACTACTTGGACTTGTTGATGCCGGTGAGTGCAAAGGTCAGTCCCAACGACTTGTTTGTGAAAGACAAGTATGTTTCAGAAGAACTACGAAACTTGGCCAAAGAGCTGGGTGTGTTGCTGGTAACAGCATCACAGTTGAATCGATCAGCAGTGGAAGAAATTGAATTTGATCACAGCCACATTTCAGGTGGTATTTCAAAGATCAACACTGCTGACAACGTATTTGGTATCTTTACAAGTCGTGCTATGAAAGAGCGTGGCAAGTATCAAATACAATGTATGAAGTCTCGAAGCTCGACCGGCGTTGGTCAAAAAATTGATTTGGAGTACAACATTGAAACTATGCGCATTACTGATGAAGGTGGGGACGAAGGCGGATACAACAAGTCTCAAAGCAACATCATGGAAAGTATCAAGGCCCGTAGTCAGGTCAAGGCTGCTGATGCCGACACAGACAGCACCGCTCCATGGGAACCAGCTGCCAGCACTCAAGGCAGATACGCAGACACTCCCAAAGTGTCAGCAGACGTTCAAAGTTCCAAACTAAAACAGATGTTGGGCAAGATCAAGGCAGGGTAATTACTGACCTGGCCACACAGGAGCATCGGCGGTGTATATAGTCAGTCCCAACAGGCCACTGTAGCGTACAGAGTCTGTGCGATTCCATCCTTCGTGCCAGGTATAGTTGCCATTTTGATGCCACCAACCGTCTCCAAAGTTGGTGGTCATACGCACAGGATCATCACGCTGTTCTGATTTGTAGAAATAACTACTGAGATCTTCTGTATCACGATTGCTAAAGTAAATCATGCCAGTGGCAATTAGTTTTCTATAGTCAGTGTGCAAGGCGTTCACAAAACCCGGCATGTCTCTGGTAAATTCAATGTGTGATTCGCTTTGACGGAACATAGTGTCTCGATCCATACCCCAGGCAACATCTGTGCCAGGGTAGTTGTCGTACATCCAGTTGATAGCCTGACGTTTGAATGCTGAACTACCAAAGTAACGACTAATTTCAGTTAGTTTTTTGTTCTCCCATTTTGGGCTCAGCACTTTATACCGCATGCCTGGCCATGGATTGTGTCCCACAGGAGCAACATCGCCGTGTGGTTTCCAATCTTCGTTTTCAAGTTCAGCAATCAATTCTGCATAAGAATACGGCATTTTGAGATGCAGTTTGCTCACAAGGTAACGAATAGGAGTGAATATAGTTGATAGTTCTGTCATAGCATACATATTTAATCATAGGATACGGACACAATGGAAAAAGGCAAAAATTTGTATTGTGCTTGGGCTGACACAGGCCTAGCATTACACAATTCGGGACGATGTTTGCTGTGCTGCCACAGCCAAACCTACTTGCAAGATGAGTCAGGGCAAGAAATATATCTAGACACAGGCACCATTGAACAGGCCTGGAATAGTCCTACTCGAAAACAAATTCAAGCAGATCTCGAAGCTGGCATTCAGCATCCAAATTGCAGTGCATGTTGGAATGAAGAAAGTGCTGGCCGTACAAGCCGTCGCACTGAGGCCAACCGACAGTTTGCCGATATCACAGTCAATCCTGAACGTCCACAGCTGGTAGATCTCAAGCCCGGTAACACCTGTAACTTGGCCTGCAGAACATGCTGGCCCGAGGTGTCAAGCAAATGGTATCGGGACTACTGGGAAGTTGAAGCACGTGAACAGGAACCTGATTATCGCAAATATCTCGAAAGATGGCGTCGAATACGCACCAGCTATGATCGGGACAACACACAGCTATGGTCTGACCTAGAAACTTGGTTCACTGATGTAGAGTACTACGATATCTATGGTGCAGAACCTATGCTGTTGGACAATGTGTTTGTGATTCTACAAAAAAGTGTGGAGTCAGGACGAGCGGCACAGCAAAGCATACACATCAACACCAATTGCACAGTATGGAATCAAGACTACATTGACATTCTTGCTCAATTCAAAAGTGTAGTAATTGATGTCAGCATTGACGGTATTGGTGCACATTATGATTACATACGCTATGGTGAAACCTGGAGTACAGTGGAACAAAATCTTGCTCGCTATCAGAATCTTGTTCGCAATCACAACAACATTCGCATGCATGTTTGCATCACAGTGTGTGTTTTGAATGTGTTGCAGGTCATAGAACTACAAGAATATTTTTGTGCTCGCAGTATTCCTGTGTTTTACAACATGGTGCACCATCCTCAATATCTCAATGTGCGAGCCATGCCCGATGTTATCAAACAACAAGTGCGAGCCAAATTAGAAGCAAGTTCGCCTAATTGGCAAATCACCAGCATCTTGGATTTCATGGATATGCCATTGAGCAATCAACCTCAACTGTGGACCAAGTTCTTGGAGTCAACAAAAAAGCTAGACCTGTTGCGACAACAAGATCTAGCTTTGACGTTTCATGAACTGGCAGAGATGATTAGCCGGCTACCGCCTTGATCACAACAAAGTTCAACACAATGGCTTCGCTGAGAGGGCCGGTGCTTTTGTTGCCCACTCCAATTCTGCAACTGCCGTCGGCCACAGCATCTACCTGTGTGTTGTAAGCACCAGCGGTGGCACCAGATCCAATGCAGGTATAAACTACGTCAGTGGCAGCAATGGTGCTGTTGGTCAGTGTAAAGCTGACTTCTGCAGCCGCGGCCAACGACGCATTGTTCATGGTAATTTGTCCCGACACTCTGTTTAGGGTAACACCAGTACTTTTGCTGGTCAATTGAGTTACAGCACCTCCAGCACCTGTGGCATATCCAATGCCTGCTGTGGCAGAATTAGAAGTCACTCCGTTGGTATAACGGTTCAGTGGACGACTAAGGTCTTGGATGGTAATAGTTGCTCCGCTGTCATAACTCACAAACTCAAAACTGTATGTGCCAGTGGCAGCAAATGTGATCACAGTGCCTGCTAGACCCTGAATACCAGTGGTACCCACACTTACTTCAGCGGGCAGAGTTACTGTGTGAGCAGTGCTAGTAATGTTGATGACCACGCGGACCCAACCAGCTGAGTTGTTGGCAGGCCAATTAGAGAAACCCAAATTGATACTGCCTGTGGTACTCACACGCTGATAATGACCAGCAGTATAGTCAATGTTGACCAAGCCCGAAGTGGTTGCAATCTGCACCGACGTTGCACTAAAATCTTGTATCTTGGCTGCATAGAGCAAGGCATCATTCATGTTGTTGTCCAAAGTACCACCAGTCAATGCTTGCTTGAGCACAGCTTTGTTTTGTAATTCGGTGATCTCGTTGGCCGCATACTCAAAGTTGGTTTTGGTATTGGTAAAATTATCACGAAACCCTTTGGTGTTGTTGGGTTGCCCAGCAACTGGATAGTTGCCGTTGATGTCTTGGGGGTTGATTTGACTGGTCATGTTGTTCCTTTGCTTTGCAGCAGTTGTAGATATTTATTAGAATTCAGAATCCGCTAAATAATCCAAAGGCCCTTGAACAATGCAGAAGAAAACAAAAAGTATCCTGGAAGAATTGGACACATTGTACGAAGAAAAGTATGCTGAGCGTGATCGCAGGCATATCATTGAAAGTCGTGCCAGCAATGTGATTGCTTCTGCTATACGCTTGATAGAACAGATTGAATCCGAGTTTCCTAGAGACCAGGCAGAAAATCTCACACGCAAATTGCTCAATGCCATACGAACCAAAGATTCTGGAAAGTTTTCCAGATCAGTAAGGAAAACTGATGCAGATTTATGAAATAACAAGAAAACCCAGAGTCAATGAAGTACTGGGTGCAATGGCCAGTACTCTAGGCGGTGCTCTAGCACAAAAAGCTGCATCAGCAGTGGGTGCCAATTTAGATGATCCCAGTGGTCGTGAAGGTCCCTATGCAACCGCAGCACAGCGACAAGGTGCTGCAATGAAAATGAATGCTGGCATGATAAAGGCCTTGGCCAAGAAAGCTCAAGAAACCTGGGCCACCGAAGTACAAAACATGATTGTACAACACAAGCCCAAGATCATAAGTGTAGATCAAATCAAACTGCCTGCAATTGAATTGGAACTTCAGACCTTGATCAACAGCCTGTCGGGATTTGATGTAACCAAGCTGGCTAATGCCAAAGATACTAGCGGGCAAAGCCAAGCAACTATTGAAAAATTAATGCAAGCCAAAGAAGAAGTGATCAAGGCCACCATGGCACCCAAGACAGATCCTGCTGCAATGAGTCGTGCCTGGGAAAGTCTGGCCACCATGATTGCTCAAGCACAAAACGTCAGAGCATTTTCTGGCACAGATGCAGAGGGCTCTGAGCGTGGCCAGCCAGCCAAAGTAACATTTGATCCTGCTGGTCAAATGTTGTACAATGGAAAACCATTCAATGCTGGTGATCCCAGTCACGTTTTGGCACAAAAAATGCAAACCCAAAATCTTCCCAAAACATGAAACTACTACACACACTACTGGAAGGTGGCAATGTCTTTAAGGACCAGCAAGGCAGCCCATTGACACAACGCATCAATCAAGCAGATGTACCTGCTACCATTGCGTATCTTGAAAACGTTCTGGGCATGGAATTCCCTGAAGAGCGTTGGTTAGGATCCACAGGTCGCAAGCCCACATCTGGAGACCTGGATTTAGCTGTGGATCTCAGTGAAATCAACAAAGATCAACTTGCTGCCAAACTCACACAGTTTGTGCAAAGTCAAAAACAAGATCCACGTGAATGGGTCAAAAAAGCTGGCGAAGTACATTTCCGTACTCCTATTGCTGGAGATCCCGACAAAGGCTATGTGCAAACAGACTTTATGTTTTTCCCTAACCTGGACTGGGGCACATTCTTCTACGGCGGTGCAGAAGGATCCAACTACAAAGGCATGAACCGCAATGTGTTGATGTCAAGCATTGCCAAGGTCCTGGGACTCAAAGTGGGTGCCAATGGCATGTTTAGTCGCACCACAAATGAATTGGTCAAAGGCGGACAAGACCCTAACTATGTGGCCAAAGTACTACTGGGTCCTGCATTCTCTCGAGAAAATCTAAAGAATGTAGAAAGCATCTACAAAGCACTCAGCAATGATCCTGATCGAGAAGTCAAACTAAAAGATTTCCGTGAATATCTGGCACGTGAAGGTCTGCAGGAACCACAGCAATCTATGTCTGAAGATGACGTGGGGTTCCTGGGACGTCTACGCGATCGCATTGTCAACAAGGGCTATGTTGCCTTAGTAGAAGCAGAAGAGCCCGGTGTAGGTGGTAGGGCCAAGGGTATTGAACACTTGGAAGATTTAGTGTTTCGCCGTGGCACCCAGGGCATCTTGGACGCTCTAGAAATTGTGCAGCACGCCACAGAAAAACCCAGCACTACCACTGCCAAGTGGGACGGCAAACCTGCTGTGATATTTGGTCGCAAACCCTCCACAGGTGAGTTTGTGCTCACAGACGGATCAGGTTTTGAAGCCAAAGGTTACGATGGTTTAGCTACTAGCCCACGCATGATGGCGGACATACAGAATCGTCGTTCAGGTGATCGCACAGAACTGATTCAGTTGTATGCTGAACTGTTTCCAGTACTAGAGGCTGCATTACCCTCCAACTTCCGTGGCTATGTCAAAGGTGACTTGTTGTACATGCAGACACCACCTGAAATTGCAGGAAACTATGTGTTCCGTCCCAACACTGTTGAGTACAAAATTCCAGCACGAAGTTCCTTGGGACAACGCATTGGCAACAGCAACATTGGTATTGCTATTCATAGCATGTATGGGGATGTTGGCGATGCTCGACAGCCCTTGAGCGGCGTTAGTTTCAACGAAGTACCTGGCTTGATGCTGGAGCGTCCTGCTACACCACGACAACTTGCTGTTGAGCCTACCAAAGTCAAACAACTCAAGCAACTGGTACGCACCAGTGGTGCAGCGATCAATACCTTGTTCAATCCTGTGGAACTGCGTGCCAACAAGATCACTGACTTGGCCAAACTGTGTGTGGACTACATCAACACCAAAGTAGGTACACCCCTGAATCCGCAAACATTGTTGCCCGAGTTTGGAGAATGGCTCAAGACCAAGGTAACACCTCAAAAGTTCCGCAACATTGTGGAATACTTGCAAAGCCCTACATCAAACACACAGGCCATGGCTGCTGCATTTACAGCATTCTTGTTGTTGCATGACATCAAGATGGATATCTTGCGACAGGCTGATCTTGAGCATCCTGGACAAGAAGGTTGGGTTATGGCCACACCTGCAGGCTATGCCAAGGCAGTGAATCGCTTTGATCCCAATGCTTTTGCTGCTCAAAATCGCATGCAAAACAATCCGCAAACTCGGTGATTTTTGCCAAAGACATAAATAAGTGTAGGGCTAAAACCCACTAACTTAAAGGAAATTTATCATGGCATTCATTACCCCAGTAAACGGCGACGCACAACCAGTATTCGCCATTGACGTTCGTCAACCAGTTGCAGCCGGTGCTTCTACCGCAGCAACACCAGTAAACCCTGCTGGTCCCAAGCTGGACTTCTTCAGCGTAACTGCTAACACATCAGTTGCTGCACAACAAGACGTTCAAGAATACGTTGCCAACGTTATTCAAGCTGTTCAACAAACATGCACAGTGGCTGTGTATCAAGTTGACGGAGCACAGATCAGCTTTGGCATATTCCCAACAGGTGCATTCGCCAACGCAACTACCAACACATCAGCTGCTGAATTCTTGGCTGCTGCCAACATCACTTACACTGGTTTCCAGTTGAACAGTGCTGCTAGCACAGGCTTCAAACTAGCTACTTCCTAATCACTAGCTGATTAAGCAACAGCCCAGGATAGAAATATCCTGGGCTTTTTGTTGGCCGTTAAATACCCGTAGAATGAAAATCATATGTAGAACTTTTTTTGATTGCAGTGCTACTGGAGTAACTGGTCATTTTAGACCCAGTCAGGTACCATTTGAACATGGTGCCGGCGGTGTGGTTCGGGATCAGCTGACCTGGATCTATGCCAGAAACCAACAACGAAACTGGGAAACACTGACCCAGTTGATCAGTCTAAGAACACAACCTATATCAGTCACTAATTTGGGGCAAGATAGTGGTGTATGGAGTTTTGAATTTGAAGTAGAATCTGGATTAGTATACAGTACGTCCGGTCAAGAAGATGACCTATCAGGTTTGGTCAATGAGTGCACAGGCGTGCCCATGATCACTGGACTAACAGAAACTCTTACTGAAGAAACTGTGTTGATTACTCAAGGTGCAGATCAAAACATTTGGTTTGAACCCATAAATACACCACTGGAGATTTGACATGGTCGATACCACTGACATTGAAAAAAAGAGCTTGGAAGCCCACGTTGAATTGTGTGCCGAGCGTTACAAAATGCTGGAGCTCAAGCTGGAATCTGTTGACGGCAAAATCGCAGAAGTGCATTCAGATGTTGGTGTTATTGCAGCCACAGTAAACAAGATGGCTGAAAAACGCAACGATCAACTAATTGGTTGGGGCATTGGCATAATCGGTGCCTTGACATCTACAGTGGTATGGTTGCTGACTCAATACGTATTCAAATGATACGCCACGAAAAACTTGAACGTTTTGCTACCAAAGAAATTCAGAGTTTAGCTAGCAAACTCATTGTGCCTGACGGCAAAAATGGTTATAACGCATTTGGCAAATATCATGTGATTCCTGCACAACACAATGTTGCTGTCAGCATCAAAAATCAAGATTCTTTGACTTTTAGCAGCAAACGCAGTGCCATTAGCTGGTGCATAGCCGATCACCTAAACCAGCACGCACTAGCACGCAGCATTCATTTGCTGGACAACAAAAAACACAGCCTAGCGGCAGACATACGATGCCGACGGGCCCTAGCGGAAAGAAGTCGTAGCCAAGACTTCTACGAATCAGTAACAACCAAGATACAAAGCAAGGTTGAGTACTATAATGCATTGAACAACGAATTAGAGAAATGTATTAATTCGGCTAAATATTGGCAAATAAGAGGATTCTCCAATGAAACTGAACGACCTGGCCGCTCCGCGTCCCACAAAGCAAATCGCCAAAGTATTTGAAAGTTACTTTGGTCCCAGCATCAAGTTTGAAAACTTGACTCGCACTCAGACTCAACAACTGTTGACTCGTGTGCGTAGCTTGTTGGGTGAACATCGCAGTACCACCGCGAGACACACCAGCGAGCAGAACCCCAGTTATCTCAAACTGGTCATGATGGAGCAAGCTCTCGCTCAACGAGTCAAAGAGAACATGCCTCCTGCTGCTGCCGGTCAACAACCTGCTGCTGCTCCTGCTGGTCAACCCAAGCCTGCTGTGGCTGGGGCTGCTGCCAAGGATCCCAAACTTGCGGCCGCACTCAAGAAGAGTCAAGCAGGACAGACACTGAATCCTGAAGAACAAAAGATGGTAGCTGGCGCTGCTATGATGGCTCAAGAAAGTCGTCTGCGTCGTGCATATCGTATGCTGAAAGAATCAGAAGTACAACAGGCTCAAGTGGTGTTGGCAGCTCAAGACATGGTTGATAAAATGCAAGGCATGTTGGAAGATGTCAGCGAACTGCAATTCAAAGAATTGCCTGCCTTGGTTGACTCAATCAAGAACCAAGTTGGTATTGACCAAGCCACACAATTCAATGCTGACGCTAGTGCTGCACTCAGCGGACTCATGCAAAATCTACAAGGTGCCAAACAACAACTGGATCAAGCCCTGGGCGTGGTAACTGGTACTGCTGCTCCTGCTGCACCAGACGCTGCTGCCATGGGTGCACAAGCCGGTGCCGATATGGGTGCTGAACTAGGTGCTGATATGGGTGCTGAACTAGGTGCAGAAGCAGGCGAGATGGCTGCTGAACCAGTTGAACCTGATGCTGAACCAGCTGGTGCAGTGTTGGGCCGTGCACGTAGATAATGAAAATATTTGAAGTCGCTGGATCTTCGTCTACTCCCAGTCCTGACCAATTGTTGGGACTGGTGCAGTTCTTGGCTGGACGAGCAGATGACACTAGCGCTCCAAAACAGATCAGTGTAGATGCGTTTATAAACTTGGCACAAAGCCTGGATATCAACGTAAACCGAAACAACGTTCAGGAGATTGTGGGTCAGCCACCACTGAGCAGTGTGTTAGAGCCACTGGATCCCAACACAAACCAAATTGTGTTCAAAGGTGCAGGACAAGAAGGTCCTGTTCAAATGCCCGTAAACAAAGCACAAGACATCGTGGCCGCTGCTGCCAAATCTGCTGCCAAAAAAGATCGCGGCATCTAACTCAAATCTCTAGACAATTCGACTTAAATACCTTATAATCAATTAAGGAGTCTTCTTATGGCTTATTCACAACAAGTAGTTGATCATTATGAAAATCCACGCAACGTAGGATCGTTTGACAAAAACGATACTGACGTGGGCACTGGTATGGTGGGAGCACCGGCCTGCGGTGACGTAATGAAACTGCAAATTCGAGTTCAAGATGGAGTTATCACAGATGCCAGATTCAAAACCTACGGTTGCGGTAGTGCGATCGCGAGTTCCTCTCTTGTTACCGAGTGGGTTAAAGGCAAGACATTGGACGAAGCCGCAGCTCTTAAAAATAGCCAAATTGCTGAAGAACTTGCCTTGCCCCCAGTCAAAATCCATTGTAGCATCCTTGCTGAAGACGCAATCAAAGCCGCGGTAGAAGATTACAAGAAACGTCATGAAAATACAACACAGCCACACTGAGCATCTTGCTGAGTATGCAACTCACCTAAAGAACTTGCCCGAGCAAGATCGCTACACACGGTTTGGCTATGCGGTGTCCCCTGAATCCATTGATGCTATGATCTTGAATATGCTGTATCATCAGGATCAGCATCACTTGTTTACCTACTATCAGGACGATCGTATTGTGGGATTTGGTCACTTGGCTAGAGATGACGCTGACTGGGAGTTGGCAGTCAGCGTAGAGCGTGATTACCAAGGTCGTGGCATTGCAGACCAACTGATGGCTCATATGATTGCCTGGGGCAAAACACATGGTGTGCACGTGGTATTCATGCACTGTATCACAGGCAATCAAAAAATACAACACCTAGCCCGCAAACATGGATTGAAAACCATGAGTCGTGCAGGGCACGAAATCACAGCACAGGTAGAATTGCCCCCGGCTACTGCTTTGGATTACACCACAAACTTTGTGAGTGAACAGCGTGAGTTGGCCAAGGACATTGTGCGACTGCAACGTACATGGTTGAAAAATTGGATCAATCCCAACCATGCAGTATGAGATCAATAACCTACATCTTGAACTGAGCTCGATGTGCAATGCTCGTTGCCCACTTTGTCCCCGCACCTTTCAAGGGTTTCCGTCCAACATGGGTTATGAAGAAACCAATCTTGACCTAGTCGATGTGCAAAAAGCGTTGCCTCCTGATTTGCTGAGCAAGGTAAACTTTGTTCTGATCAATGGCAACTTTGGAGATTTTGTAATGAATCCCCAAAGTGTTGAAATTATTCAATACCTCAGACAGCATATTCCTCGCTACGGTAAAATAGAAGTGCATACCAATGGTAGTGCTCGTGATCGACAGTTTTGGACTGACCTTGGCAGCATGAACATACGAATCAAGTTCAACATTGACGGCATTGGTGATACCAACAACTTGTATAGACAAGACACAAACTTTGATACCATTATAAAAAATGCCCAGACATTTATTGCAGCCGGCGGCCATGCCGTATGGAACATGACAATATTTGACCACAACCGACATCAAATTGATCAAGTCAAGATCATGGCCCGCGAACTGGGATTCGCTGAAAGTACATTCAGAGACACTGACCGTGACCGTGGTCCTGTTTACAACAGAAAAGGCACAAAAATTCATTGGCTCAAAACTGATTGGAACTGGCCTGATCAAATTGATGAATTGTTTATTCAACAGCGAGTAACAGAATCTCAAAACTATCCTGTAAACAAACCTCAGAACAACACCATATCTTGCTGGGCTGAAAAAGTAAAATCTGTTTATATTTCAGCTGACGGTCATGCATACCCATGCTGTTGGGTAGGTCACAGTCCCAAGACCTACAGAAGTTTTGATGGCATTTCGCAATGGAATCAAGAAACTGCTCCTCTGATCAACAACAATCATGCTCCTACTGTGGGCATCAACGCGGCCATGGCATGGTTTGAGACATTGGCTGATACCTGGCAGTCAGACAACAAACCAGGAGTGTGTTTATACACTTGTTCAACATGATGACATCAACAATACATTAAAACACGGATCTCCCACAATTATGCAGTATGAAATCAATCATTTACATCTTGAGCTGAGTAGCCTGTGCAACGCACGGTGTCCTTTTTGTCCAAGAACAGTGCAAGGTTACCCTACAAATTTAGGATTTGTTGAAACCAATCTAAGCCTGGCCGATTTTAGAAAAGCATTTGTACCGCCGAGACTGGGCAGAATACATCAAACTGTGATCAATGGCAACTTCGGGGATTTTGTAATGAACCCCGAAAGCATAGATATCATTAAGTATCTACGTCGCAGTCGTCACACCATGGATATTCGTATTCACACCAATGGCAGTGCAAGGGATCGAGAATTCTGGCACACTCTGGGCAATATTGGAGTCACTGTGTTGTTTGGCATTGACGGACTAGAAGATACTCACGCACTGTATCGACAAGATACTAATTTTGACAATATCATACGAAATGCAGAAATCTTTATTGCAGCTGGCGGCAACGCTATCTGGTGCATCAATGAATTTGATCACAACCAATCACAGATGCCCGAGATACATGCACTGGCCAACAAAATAGGATTCTCAGAGGTTCAAGTTCGACCTACTGTACGTGACAACGGTCCTGTGTACAATCGACATGGGAAAAAAGTTGCTGTTATAAAATCTGATTGGGATTGGCCAGATCAGATAGACGAATCTTTTATTGAAATAAAAATTGCAAAACAACAACAGATTGTTGAGAACAAAAAAACAGTCAAAATAGCATGCTGGGCCATTCGTGAACGCAGTGTGTACATGGCCGCCGACGGTCATGTTTATCCTTGTTGTTGGACTGGATTCAATCCTGCAACATATCGATCTCATACCGGAGTTAGTGCCTGGAACACTGAGTTGGGTAAATACATAGCACATAACCATGCTCCCACGGTTGGTATAGAAGCAGCACTAGAATGGTTTGACAACCTGTCTGCATCCTGGGATACCAACGATCAGCCTGGGGTATGTCAATATTTTTGCACTCATAATGATAACACTAACACCAACAGCAGCCCGTAAAATTTCTCAAACACTACAACGTCGAGGTCACGGTGCCGGCATCAGACTTGGGGTAAAAACCACAGGATGCTCAGGGCTAGCATATGTATTGGAATTTGTAGATTCTCCCAAACCTGAAGATCAGTGTGTTGAGTGTGACGGATGTCAAATATTCATTGATCCCAAAAGCTGTGTTTACATGCAAGGGATGACAGTGGATTTTGTGCGTAACGGACTAAACGAAGGATTTGAATTTCGAAATCCCAATGAGCGAGATCGATGTGGTTGTGGAGAAAGTTTTAGAGTATGATAGAACAAGTACAGGATCAAATGTCCAAGCGTATGAAATGGGCGTTGAACCATCCTACGTTATGTCCAGCACCTTACACCACAATTGACATACGACACAGCGACGACAAAAAACAACCAGTGTATCAAACTTGTTGTTGTAATCTAGACGAGTCATTGTTTGTTCCTGCAGCAGGAACAGATGTGTTTGCTGAAATCAAACAACAACAGCTTGAAGGAGAGTGGCCGTCTGCTTGCTATCGATGCTGGAAAGAAGAAGCCAACGGTGGGCAAAGTGAACGTTTAAGAGCATTTGCAGAATTACCACAAGATCGTTTTGAATTGTTTACCGAAACTCAAGAGATCAGAGAATTTGAATTTCGAATCAAATTCAGCAATTTTTGTGGACTTGCATGTCGTAGTTGTACCCCATTTGAAAGCAGCACGTTTGCCAAACTCACAAATGCAGTGGTCAGTGAATTTTACGAAAATGATATCAGCGAGGACGCAGAGCATTGGAGCAGAATCACTTCTCAAATTCCAGCATTGATTGACAAGGCTGAATATTTTTTTGTGCATTTCATTGGTGGCGAAACACTGATACAACCGGGCATGAGCAAACTATTGCGATGGATGGTTGATCAAGATATTGCATCTCGTGTCAATATCAGACTTACTACAGCAATGACTGTGAACCCGTCGACTGAGCTACTGGAGTTGTTGACAAAATTTGCCAGTGTAGACATAAATCTCAGTATTGACAGTGTGGGTCAAAATTATCAGTATGTACGATGGCCAGCACGATTTTCAAAGGTAGAAGACAACCTTGAATCATTGATCACATTCCGACCAAGTTTGACTGTAAAAAACGGTCGCAAAACTTCTGTGCCTAGATGGAAGTGTGCAGTGAGCCCTGTGTTTAGCCTCAACAATATTTTTTATATAGATGACTGGCTGGAGTACTGGTATCAATGGTACCGTAGTCATGGCATTGTGTTTCATAACTTTGTGGCCAATTTGACCATGCAAACCAATCATCTGGATGTACAAGCACTGCCTACACAATATAGACCGCAGCTGGCAGAATCTCTAAGAAAATGTTTGTTGCATCCTATCTTTGATGCATATCCCAATCACCTGGCCGCAGTGTATAACTTTTTGAATATTACCATAGCTGAATTAGAAAACAATCGTCCGCAGCCAGAGCTGTGGGAAAAGTTTTTGCGTCACACAGCATACTTTGATCAAAAGACTAATTTGAGCATTGCAACTTTCAATCAAAGATTGTACAATATACTGACCACAGAAGATCAACAAAAATTTAAAACAATACAACACAACACTGACCCAACAATTGCTCTAACACGAGCAATGATTTTTAAATAATGTACAACCCAAAATTTGAATACAAACCTATCCCTCGTGTGGAAGTCAATGGCAAAAGATTTTATGCCACACCCGATGGCAACAAACTACCCAGTGTAACCACCATACTGGACAAAACCAAACCCGCAGAGAGTCGTATTGCCCTGGCCAATTGGAGAAAATCTGTAGGTGAAGCTCGGGCACAGCAGATCACTACAGAAGCAGCCAATCGCGGCACCCGCATGCACACTTACCTTGAAGACTATGTCAAGCATGGTGCAATCAAGGAACGTACCACTAATCCTTATTCATGGGCCAGTCATGCCATGGCACACGAAGTGGTCACCAAAGGCCTGTGCAACGTCAATGAATTTTGGGGCATTGAGGTTCCGCTGTATTTTCCTGCTGTGTACGCAGGCACCACCGACGGTGCAGGCATACACTTGAATCAGGAAGCTATTCTTGACTACAAGCAAAGCAACAAGCCCAAAAAACGCGAGTACATTGAAGATTACTTTTTGCAACTGTGTGCCTATGCTGAAGCACACAATGAACTGCACGGGACACAGATTCGCAAAGGCGTGATCTTGATGTGCGTCAAACCCGACGTAGACGAACAATTCAACATCATTAAACCCCCACAATATCAAGAATTTGTGCTGGAGGGTGCAGAGTTTGAAAAATATCGCAGTCTTTGGTGGCACCGAGTTGAGCAGTACTACATGCTAAATATGTAATCAATTGAGGATTACACTGTGGCCATTTTACAAATATCTAGAATTACCCAACGCAAGGGACTTGAACAAGATCTTCCACAACCGCTGGCAGGTGCTGAATTTGGCTGGGCTGTAGACCAACGCAGACTTTTCATTGGCAACGGTGAGCTAGCCGAAGGTGCTCCTGTTGTGGGCAACACTGAAATTCTCACAGAGTTCAGTGACCTATTGGCCTACAGCACTGCCTACACATACGAGGGCAATGCTGGCGGGTATGTGGTACAGACTGGTGCAACTTCAGGAAGTCCTGTTACTCAAAGTCTGCAAAACAGACTGGATAGTTATGCTGTGGTCACTAACTTTGGTGCAGTAGGCGACGGTGTCACAGATGACACTGCTGCTATCAATCGTGCACTGTTTCAAATCTACTGCAGAGAAATCAACCCACAAATTCGTCGCAGCCTGTTCTTCCCAGCTGGTGTGTATCTAGTCACAGGCACCTTATTGATTCCTCCTTATGCCCTGTTGTACGGCGAAGGCATTGATTCTAGCATAATTCAGTTCAAGGTAGACACTTTCAGTGGTTCAGGCACTGTGGGAAACATTGCATATCAGTCTGGAGTGTTGGTCAAGTACAGCGGCGATTACTATAGATCGCTAGGCGAAGTCCCAGTAGGAGTCAGTATTGACAACACAGTGTATTGGCAACCAGAAGATTTGCCTGCATATGTGATCCGTACGTCTGACAGCTTGCAACAAGTAGGCGGTAGTATTGGTACCAACGGCGGTATTTCTCCTCGAAATGTTGAAGTTACCAACATGAGTATTCAAACATTCAACGTTGGTGACATGTCAGCATCTCCGCCACAGCCTCACAGTATCAGCCTTACAGAAAACGCTGAACAGATCACTTATCAAAATGTAAGCTTCATTGGGCCACTCACAGTAGACGACATTACTGCCAGCACAGACGATCTTAGCTGTGTGAGATTTGCCAGTACAGGATCAAGTCCATGTACTCAGATCAAGTTTGACAACTGCAAATTCTCCAACGCCGTGTATGCGTTTGCTACCGATCAGGTGCTCAAAGGAGTCACTGTCAGCAACAGCTATTTTGACACATTGTATCAAGGTGCTGTGTTGACCACCAATCCCACTGGTGTACGCTTTGTACAAAATACTTTTGATCAAATCTACGCACAAGGCATTGTGTTTGACAGCACAGCACTAAATGCCACAGCCTACAACACATTCTACAATGTGGGCAATTCTATCTTTGCGTCCCCTGGTTATTCCATCATTGACATTGACGGCAACAACAACGTCAGCATTGGTGACATGTTTGAGCGTACCACTGCACAGAGTGCTACTTTTCCTAGAATTAATTTGACCAGGACCAACAGTATTGCACTAGGCATGAACATTCGTGGTATTGCATTCACTGTCAACGGAGTCAGCAACACCACCGTAGCCAACCAGATAAATCTGGGCAATTATCAACGCACCGCTGGTATTGATTCTGTGTTGGCCGACAACAACTCTGGCACTCTGTTTGTGATATCTACCAGTACCATCAAAGCGTTTCGAGTAGATTACACTATCTCTCGAGGAGCAACATTTAGAACAGGTTCAATACTAGTGGTCAACGGCACCACTAGTGGTTTTACCTACACAGACGATTACGTGGAAAATAACAGTACTGGGGTGACTCTCACTGTGACCGAAGCCAGCCCAGGCGGCAATATCACTGTGGCCTATGCTACCACATCAACTGGCACAGCCGGGACTATCACTTACTCAATTGCACACTTAGCATAAATGTGGCCCAAAACTTTTGCTGAACGACTAGCTAGCTGGTCGACTCTTCGTCACCATTGCAAAACTCTAGATACCGAATCTGCACTCACGGCTATCAACTCTTGGTGGTTTGATGCTCCTTGGACGCCCTATCACCTGCACTGGGATGATCAGCCAAATTGGCCCGATCCATGGCAATTGTTGGATGACAACTTGTATTGCAGTGTTGCAAGAGGGTTGGGAATCATGTATACTATAGCTATGTTGGACCGTGAAGATCTGCAGGATGCGGTGTTGACAGAGGTGGACGGAGACAATTTAGTCCTGATCAGCAAAGAGAAATATATATTGAATTGGGACCGCGACACTATCGTAAATATCAACCTGAGTCCCAAGAAAACTCGGCACAGTATTACCCAGTCCCAAATAAAACAACAAATTAAGTAAGCACAGAATGAAAATTATCACCGTCGTTAAACGCAGTGGCCAGCGTGAACCCTTGGCCTTAGAAAAGTGGCAGACACAAATTGCCAAAATATGCACAGGCATTGCAGATGTTAGTCAAAGCATGGTAGAGATCAAAGCCCAACTACATTTTTATGATGGGATCACCACCAAAGAAATTGACGAAATTACCTTGCGAGCCATTGTGGACTTGATTGACGTTGAAGCCAACCCTGATGTAGGACACACCAATTACCAATATGTAGCTGGGAAACAACGAGTCAGCATGTTGCGTAAAGACGTTTACGGCAGCTACGAGCCTCCCCACTTGTATGAAATTGTGAAGCGTAATGTGGCCACAGGCCTGTACACTCCTGAACTCTTGGAATGGTACGATGAGGCTGACTGGAACCGTATGAACGACATGATGGATCATGCCAAAGACGAGCAATACAGTTATGCTGCCATTGAGCAACTGATTGAAAAGTACCTGGTCAAGAATCGTTCAACCAAAGAAATGTACGAGACACCACAGGTACGATACATGGTTGCAGCAGCCACTGTGTTTCACGCAGAAGAACCCAACAGTGCTCGCATGCGTTACATAAAGGAATACTACAATGCGGCTAGTGATGGCCTATTTACTCTTGCTACTCCTGTGCTTGCTGGGCTTGGGACTCCTACTAAGCAGTTCAGTAGTTGCGTTCTTATTCGCAGTGATGATGATCTGGATAGTATTTTTGCTAGTGGAGAGATGATGGCCAAGTATGCTAGCAAACGTGCTGGCATTGGTTTAGAGATTGGCAGACTGCGTAGCCTAGGTTCGCCTATTCGTGGTGGCGAAATACAACACACTGGCATGGTTCCTTTCTTGAAGAAGTGGTTTGGTGACCTGCGTAGTTGTAGTCAAGGAGGCATTCGCAATGCTAGTGCAACTGTTTTCTATCCCATTTGGCATCATCAGTTCGATGACCTTATTGTGCTCAAGAACAATCAAGGAACCGAAGAAACCCGTGTCCGACACATGGACTATGGGGTGGTGCTTAGTGCTTTTTTCTGGCGTCGATTTAAAAACAAAGAGAACATCACGTTCTTTGACCCTAACGAAGTGCCGGATCTATACGAAGCCTTCTATCAAGATACTGCCTTGTTTGAAGAACTTTATGTCAAGTACGAATCTCGTCGAGATTTGAGAAAAAAAGTAATGTCAGCTGAAGAAGTATTCAAAGGCGGCATTTTGAAAGAGCGAACAGACACAGGACGTATCTATCTTGTGTTTATAGACAACGTCATGAACCAGGGCCCGTTTGATCCTGAGTATCATACCATTTACCAGAGTAACCTTTGCTGTGAAATTCTACTCCCTACTAAACCTTTTAAACGTCTCGATGATCCTGATGGTCGCATTGCACTATGCACATTGGGCAGTATCAACTGGGGAGCTTTCCGTAACCCAGAAGATATGCGTAGGGCTTGCCGTATTCTTCACCGCAGTCTCAACAATATACTTGATTACCAGGACTTTTTGAGTATTCAAAGCAAGTTAAGCAATGATGAAATTCGCCCCCTGGGTATTGGTATCACCAACCTGGCCTACTGGCATGCCAAGCGTGGCTTGCAGTACGGCGAAAAGGATGCACTGGCAGAAGTCAAGTCATGGATGGAACATCAAGCATATTATCTCACTGAGATGAGTGTGGAACTGGCCAAGGAGCGTGGCCGCTGTGCAGGATCAGACCAAACTCGATACGGCAAGGGTGTGTTTCCCTGGGAACTGCGTGCCAAAGGAGTCAACGAGTTAACCAACTTTGCTCCTGAGCTGAACTGGGAAGGCTTACGTGCTCAAATGCGTGGGCATGGCGTTCGCAACGCTACCACAATGGCCATTGCACCTGTGGAATCTAGCTCAGTGGTAATCAACTCAACCAACGGCATTGAAATGCCCATGAGCCTTATCAGTGTCAAAGAAAGCAAGGCTGGTAGCCTGACACAGGTTGTACCTGAGTATCACAAACTCAAGAACAAGTATCAACTGATGTGGGCACAAAAGGACTGCGACGGTTATTTAAAAACTGCGGCGGTGTTGGCGGCCTATGTGGATCAGTCAATCTCCACCAACACTTTCTACAATCCTGCACACTTTGAAGGTCGCAAAGTGCCTACTACCTTGATTGCCAAGAACTTGATGCAGGCACACATGTGGGGGCTGAAAACATTCTACTACAGCCTAATCAACAAGCAAGGTTCAAAACAGGTAGAAACTGAAACTCCGTTGGAAGCAATCAACTTTGACGATCAAGAAGATTGCGAAAGCTGCAAACTATAAACTATGTGGCGTCTTTGGGCAAAAGCACTAGGGGACAAAGCCAGTAACGACGATCGTGAAGCCGATCGCGTTGCCTGGATAAGAACTGCCATAGTAGCATGTTACATAATCACAAACATGTTTATTGTGGCAGGGGTAATTAGACATTGGTAACAAATCATGAGCAAAGCACAATACAATCTAAAAACAAAAACAGACTACCTGAGTCGCAAGATGTTTCTGGACCCATCTGGTCCTGTGACCATTCAACGATTTGAAGAAGTCAAGTACAACAAGCTGGCCAAGTTCGAACAAGAGGCTCGTGGTTTCTTTTGGGTACCTGAAGAAGTCAGTTTGACCAAAGACAGCCAAGACTTCAAAGACGCTAGCGACACTGTCAAACACATCTTTACATCAAATCTACTGCGACAAACAGCACTGGACAGTTTGCAAGGCCGTGGCCCCAGTCAAATTTTTACACCTGTGTGCAGCATTCCTGAACTAGAAGCCTTGATGTACAACTGGAGTTTCTTTGAAACCAACATTCACAGTCGCAGCTATAGCCACATTATTCGCAACATCTACAACGTGCCCAAGGATGTGTTCAATACCATCCATGACACAGAAGAGATTGTGGCCATGGCCTCCAGTGTGGGCGACTACTATGACAAGTTACATTTGATCAACTGCCGCAAAGAAACAGGTGGCGTTGTTACAGAAACAGAACACATTGATGCTATCTGGCTAGCACTCAATGCCAGCTATGCTCTGGAAGCATTCCGCTTCATGGTGAGCTTTGCCACCAGCTTGGCCATGGTAGAGAATCGTATCTTTATCGGCAACGGCAACATCATCAGTCTAATCCTGCAGGACGAAATCATGCACAAGGAATGGACAGCTTGGATGATCAATCAAGTGGTCAAAGAAGATCCGCGTTTTGCTGCGGCCAAGATTCGCTGCGAAGCTGAAGTGTATCAAATGTACCAGGATGTGATTCGTGAAGAAAAAGACTGGGCCAACTACTTGTTCAAGCACGGTCCTGTGATTGGCCTCAACGCCAACATCCTGCGAGACTTTGTGGACTACACTGCCAAGAACGCCTTGCACGAAATTGGCATCAAGTATCTGGAGTCTGCACCACGCAGTACACCTATTCCTTGGTTCAACAAGCACGTGGACACCAGCAAGAAACAAACTGCACTGCAAGAGAACGAAAGCACTAACTATGTTATTGGTGTTATGAGCGATTCTCTTGACTACGATGAATTACCAAACTTATGATTAACGACCAATGGTTCAACCAAGGCAGCTTTGCTACCTACAAACATCCCACCCCAATCAGTTACGAAACCGCAACTGACAACGGTACTGTACAAACACTGGAAGGCCCAGTGAACTATACAGTAGGTCACAAGATTATTACTGGTCCCAAGGGCGAGAAATATCCTGTGAGTCACATCAAGTTCGCTGCTTACTATGACGACAACGGTGACGGTACAGCCGTCCCCAAGAAAATCATGAAAGTAGCCAAACTGGCTGATCATGACGGAGTTGTGAAAGCATCATGGGGCAATTTAGAATATACCAAGGGCAACGATTACATTGTCAAACATGGGCCCGGCGACTACGGGGTAGTCAAAGCTGACATCTTTGCCAAAACCTACGACAAATCAAAAGAAGGAAACTAAAATGAAAGCAATTGTATGGTCCAAGGACCAATGTCCATTTTGTGTTCAAGCCAAATCTCTGCTAGAGAGCCGAGGTATTGAATACGAAGAACGCAACGTGAGTCAGGACTGGACTCGAGAACAACTATTTGAAGCTGTACCAACAGCTCGCACACTACCACAAATTTTCTTGGATGGAGAACATGTGGGCGGATTTACAGAACTCAGAAAGAAACTAGCATGACGCAACTATCACTGGAACACAATCAAGTATACACATTCAAAATGAACTCTGGCGAAGAAATGGTTGCCAAAGTAAAAATGTCCGGCGGCGACTGGATCACCCTGGAAGAACCTGTCAGCATTGCTCCAGGCCCACAAGGTATGGGACTGGTGCCCAGTTTGTTTACAGCAGATCCCAAGGAAGAAATTAAGTTAAATACTAACAGCGTTTCTTTGGTATCCAAAACTGATGACTCAGTCAAAATGAAATACCTAGAAGCAACAACTGGTATCAAGGTGCCAGAAAAGAAACTTATACTAGGATAACATGCCAGCAGCACAGCGTCAAAATGATTTAAATGCAGGAGGAGGAGCAGCCAAGGGTGGTGTTGCTTCTGTGCGTGTAAACAACCTGCCAATCATGATTCCTGCACAGGCTGTGACTGCACATCCTCCTTATGGTCGCAGAGGAAGAACCACTGTGCACAACGACGGAAGTCAAGTTACAGCTGGCGGTGTTGCATCTGTCAGGGCAGGCAATCAACCAGTGGTAGTTACTGGAAATACTGATTCCTGCGGACATGCTCGTGTTGGTGGTTCGCCCAATGTATTCGTAGGCGGACGATAATGAGCTACTCTCCGTTGCAGTTGATTGCAGGTGCTGGTTTGTTGGCCAACGTAGGCATCGCTACACCCACGTCACTGACTAGTGCAGTGTCATCTTATTCTTCACTGACATTTGTGGAGAACTTGATCGACACCATAAGCTTGGCCAACACATATGGAATCAGCAACAGCATAGTGACCACCTTGCAAACACTGAGTGCCAATACATGTCCTGCCTTGAGTGCTAGCATACCTACTGCTTATGCCAACACTGTGGTAGCTGTGCAAACTGATCCAGTGATTCCTGCCACAGTCACAGGCGGGTTTGGCAATCTGATCATCGACACTGCTGACAGATATTTGGGCAATGGTAATTTGGCACAGTTCGCCAGCGTGTTTCTGTCCACGGTTGGATATCAACAACAGACCACGGACTTAATCTACAGTGCGGTCAACGCCACCACTTATCTTGGTCCTACATTTTCCAACATGGATAATCTGATCACCGGAGATGTGTCGGGTGTTTCCTTGGCACTGCCGGCATTGGCCGATGATCTTGCACACCTAGGCAACGCATATAATCTTGCAAATCTAGAACTGGTTCTTACTCCTGCAGGCCTCATGCAACAACTGTCTAGTCAGGCAGGAATAGTTCAAGGCACTATTCCCTGTGTAGAAACAGCTATGTTGGCCGCAGGACTAACACCCGACGAAATTGATCTATTGGCCACACCATCGGGCCCAATTACACTGACTGTGACCGAATTTGACGTATTGCAAAAGAAGGCCTACCAAGGCATGCGTCAAGTCACTGGTGACTGTTTGCAAAACGTGCTGGATATACTGGGCGTTACCACTCCTGGGTTTGATTCCGCCAATCCTGAAGTAAACATGAGTCAGCTGTTGAATCCTGTGCGAGTGTTTCCCACTAGCTATCCTGCTTTGTTGACCCCCACTGCCAATGGTCCTGCGTTGATATATGGTGCAGACTCTACAGTTAGTCCAGATATTGTTGTACAAAGTCCCACTGGTTGCGATCAACTGGCCAAGATTATTCCGCCAGATCAAGCGGTGTCTACTCGTGCTGTTGTGGCCGCATTGGCTCAGATCAAAGGCATCGAAAATACTACCTTGCCTGAGTTAGCCGCTGCTGCGGCTGAATTGAACACACTCAAAGGATTGTCGTTGCTGCAAACACTGACCAGCCCCGTGCCGTCCAGCACCACTGACTACTATCAAACATCGTTTGCCACGGGCACTGGTGAGTTTGGAACTTTTACCATCAACGACTTGCTGGGCACAGCCGCAGGTGCCACAGTAACAGATCTCATGAGCGAAGTCACCGCCACTTTGAATACCATGACTCTGACCAGCTTGACCAGTATCTATGCTGACATGTTGAACACTGTGGAAGGAGACTATGGTGTATTCTCCGGTCCAGTGACTATTCCCAGCGGCCCTGCTGCCGGGGTATATGCCAATGGCAATGCTGCATTTACTACAGGATTGATTCCAGCGGCTACTACCATAATATCTGGATTGATAGCTGCCAATCCTGTTCAGAACACCACACTGAACACAGCATTCAACACTATCTGTCAGCAAATTGAAACTGAAGCTGTGAATCAAGCTCGTGCTGGCATAAACTATGATGGCTCTGTAGCAGACAATCAAACCGTTGTGCTGAGTTTTGTGACCAGTTTACCGCAGTACGGACAAAGTGACTCTCCTGGAGATGCGTCTGAATTTTTGAATACCGTGGCCGATACATCAGTTATCAGCGGCCAGGCCATTGTGGGTGCATTGCGAGAAGGTCGCAACAATCGTGCATTGAATACCGCAGGAATAACCGCCAACAACCAAGTGCCTACTACTTGGCCTGGACCTGCAGATGTAGGTTCGTCTGCTACTGTGCTAACTGATCAGACACTGACGCAGCCACCACCAACCCCGTTGCCCGCACCAGAGTTTCAGACCACCAACAGTGCATTGTCTGCGGATTACTCTGTGGCACAGGCAGTGAATCCTGCAACACCATTGCCGCCACAACAGATTGAGATACTGGGCATCAACGGGACCACCAATACCACAGTGCTGGCAGCACAGGACTTTTTGTTGCAGGTCAGAATCTTGCCAGCAGACGACAGCATGACAGCCGTGATATCGTCTTCAGCTATTGCCAATACCATGACAGTGCGAGTAACTGATGCTGCTGCCCTAGCAACAGGAGTTTTTTACTCAGTGCCTGGTTGGATGATTCCTGTGGGCCTTGCAAACATCACAGTCACAGTAGGTAGTGCTCAGGCCAGTACATTGGTAAATGCTGTGGCATCTATCACAACAGAATCTGTCACAGTAAATCAAACTGGTTGGTTCAACACTCCCAACGACATTGCCAGCGGCAGCACTGCAACACTGACCATTACTGGCACAGCGTTGGCAGCCTACACATACTCTGGTGCATTTGGCACAGGGTCTGGTACACTAAACGCATCAGGGCAAGCTACTGTAACTGGATTGTCAGCACCACCTGTGGGTGCATATCAGGTACAGGTCACATATCCAGCCACTGGCAGTGTGGTAACACAATCGTTTACAGTACACGGCTAACAAAAACTAATACTCAAGTACTACAAAACCCGCCAATTCAGCGGGTTTTTCTTTTGGTTGACCCAAAATGCCCAATTTGCTATAATACACACATAGACAGCAAAAAGGAGCCAGCAATGAAACAAGATCACACCATGTACATCTACAAAGCAGATCGTCGTACCAAGAGTGGTGAACGCCTGGTCAGCACTAGTGTTTGGCGAAATCGTGACGCAGCCGAGATGCATCGTGAAGTCCGTGAATTGCAATACGAAATGTGGCCCACAAGCCGAGGCTACCGCATTGAGTTTCTGCCCACAATGGTCACTGTCAAGAACTTGATAACCGGTGCAGATGTCCAAATTGACCGCGACACTCCCTGGTGTTGCAACCCTGCCAGCGAAACTTATTGGAGCATGTAATACACAAGTATTACCAACGTTTTGGTTGACCAAAAATCGCCAATTTGCTATAATATACACATTGTAACACAAAGGAGTCAGCAATGCTCAGCATCAAAGATGTTAATTCTGCAATCATGTTTGGTAACTTCTCTAACACTGAACTCACCAGCATCATCGACGCTGTGAAGTATGCTCGTGCTCAACTCACACAGCGAGCCAAACGCAGTCTCATGCTGGGCGACACTGTGAAGTTTACCAGCAACCGCAATGGCATGACTTATCGCGGCACCGTTCGCAAAATTGCCATCAAGTACATCACAGTGGACACTGGTCAAATGTTGTTCAAGGTTCCTGCCAACATGTTGGAGGCTGCATAATGGGACTGGATATGTATGCATACGTGGCCGCTAAGGCTGGCGAATATGACGAATACTATGCCGCACCCGGGGCCTACGAAGACGGTGAGTGGACTGTGCCCGGCAAGACCAAACCCCGTGAACTTGCCTACTGGCGCAAACATCCCAACCTGCATGGTTGGATGCGAGACCTTTGGGAATCAAAAGGCAACAAAGGTGGCTTCAATGGCGACGAGCTGGAGTTGACCTGGCAGGATCTTGATGCACTGGAACTGGCAGTAACGCATGGACAGTTGCCAGGCACAACAGGATTTTTCTTTGGCGAAGCCGCTGACGAATACTATCGACAAATTGACCTGGAGTTTATCAAGAATGCTCGTGCCGAGTTGTTCCTGGGACTCAAAGTGTTCTACAATAGTTCATGGTGAAAGCGTAAATATGATTAATGAAATTGACTTCAGCGACAACCGGTTTGAGGGTGTAATGGCCGCAGGATGGATCCGCGATCTTGAAAGCTCGGACAGTAGAATTCACAAAGAAAAAACAATCGAAAAAGCCTTGATGGCTGCAAAACTGGGCAGTAGTGACGCACAGATTTTCTTGTTCAACTGCTATCAGGCCTACAATCCTTTCTACACATTCAACGTCAGGCAAGTGCCAGAGACGTCGGGGCTGACTGGCCGCGACAATCCTTGGCCAGTGTTCTGGGCCTTGCTGGAAAATCTACGCACCCGTGGTATCACAGGACATCGTGCCCGTGACCGTATTCAAGAAGTGGCCGAACAGTTTGACTCGGACGAATGGAACAACCTGGCCCGCAGAGTAATCATCAAGGATCTGCGTTGCGGTATCTCTGAAAAAACCATCAACAAAGTTGTGGGCAACACAGAGTGGAAGATTCCAGTGTTCAGTGTACAGTTGGCTCAGGACAGTGCTGGACAGCCCAAAAAAATGAAGGGCATCAAGCGTCTAGAGGTCAAACTGGATGGTGTTCGTGTGGTGGCTGTGGTACAAGGCGATGTTTGCACACTGTACAGCCGTAATGGCAAGGTGTTTGAAAACTTCCCGCAGATTGCCGAAGCCATTGAAGACAACCGTAAGGCGTTTCAATACGGTCGTGGTACTGGTGGCCAGTTTGTGCTAGACGGCGAGATTGTGGGCGAAAGCTTTCAAAAGCTCATGAAGCAGGCACACCGCAAGAGTGATGCTGAAACTAGCAACATGGTGTATCACATTTTTGATGTGTTGCCCTTGGACGCACTCAAAGAAGGCCATTGGAATGTGCAACAGCACAAAAGGTTGGAGTGGCTTGACAGTGCCAAATCTGCCTTGGAAGAGACTGCTAACCTGCGTATTATGCCGGGCATGGATGTAGACCTGGACACAGCAGAAGGGCATGACATCATGCGTCGATTCGCTGAAGCATCAGTGGAACAGGGCTATGAAGGCATTATGATCAAGGATCTGGATGCACCCTATCTCTGCAAGCGTAGTGATAGTTGGATGAAATGGAAACCCACTATCACTGTGGACTTGACCATTGTGGGTTTTGAAGAAGGTACTGGTCGCAATGAGGGCCGGTTGGGTGCTATAATTTACGAAGGAGTTGACAATGGACGCAATATTCGGGTTAATGTTGGTACTGGTTATAGCGATGGCGATCGTGATGAGTTTTGGGCCGCACGGGATCAGTTACTTGGTGTCATCGGCGAAGTTGAAGCTGATGCAGTTACGCAAAACCAAGACGGAACATACTCACTGAGGTTCCCTCGTCACAAACGATTCCGTGGATTTGAACCAGGAGAAAAACTGTGAGCAAACGAGTTGGGCCTATCACACTAGACGGCGAGGCCGCCGATCGCATCACTGTGCTGAATTTGAAAGAACAACGAGCCTATCTCAAGAAAGAGTTGAGTGAGTGGAAAAAGAATCCACGCACAGATACCAATCCTGATGGCTATTGGCTGCATCCAGAAGATGTTGCTATCAACACTCGCATGATTGAAGCATTGAACACAGTTATCAAACATTATGGTGGTTAAATGAAAGTTGGATTGAGTCTCAGTCGTTGCGTTCGCGACATTGTGGAAGGTCGTGTGGACATCGACGATGTGTTGGTGCTGATCACTCGCACAGACTTTGATCCCACGGATCCGGAACAATGGGACAGCATTTGGGATGGGTACACCTCATACAATCCTGAATGGTACGACCTGGAGCATGACGCTGTGTACGCAGTTGTTATGGATTTGTGGGCTTCGGGTCGTATGCATCAGCCTCGCAAGTTTGGTCGTAATCCGCCTCGCCGTCGGGAGTTTTGGTTGGAAACTGTGCTGCCAGATTCTGAACTGGCATCGCGTCCTGCTGTAAAAGATGCCTGGGATCAATTTCAAATGCTGGCTGGACTTACCAACACCAAACTGGACAAGAAATACCAATGAAAAAAATCTACTATGTCAAAGAAGGTCGCAGGTACAAGCCTGTGGCCGAGTACGACAACGATCTCATGGACAGTTTTCACAAGGGCAATCATCTTGTGATGGTGTATCCAGGCGGCACTAGTCGCAGGTTCAACATTGATCCAGCCTTGGCACCCATGATTGCCGCTGGGAGAGTGGCTGAAGATGCTATGTGTAAGGCCATGATGGATGCTAGCGAATTAAGACCACAACGAACTCCACTTACGGAAGGGCAACGACGGGCGTGGAAGAAATTGGCCAAGGAGTTCGGCGACGAACTCTGTACTCTACAAGGTAGCAGTACTCGTGACATTGTGGAAGCCGGTGTAAAGGCTATGCAGGTTGAAGCAGACAAGCTCATGCAACATCCAGCGGTTCGTGATGCCTACGAGCAATTTCAACTGGTGTGCAAACTTGTAAAGGAAAAAGATAATGGCAACAACTAAAGAACAAGAACACTTGATGGAGGTGTTGAAGTTTACACCTCGCACCTACAAAGTTGAACTGTGGGGCTACGGTGGCGAGTATGTGATGGGCACTGTGGATCGCCGGATCTACGACTACTTCCGGCAACACAGACTCAGTGTGCCCGACTATGCCTGGGGCGGTGACGAGTTTGATGATGTGCCCGAAGACATGCGTCCGTTTGAACCCGGTTGCTGGTATGACAATGACGATATGGGGCATGTCAGTGGTGTAGATAGAAATTCTGGTACTCTACAGGTCACCAACGAAAAAGGCGAGGTAGTGTATCAAAGAGAACTCAGCGATCTTGACGGATGCGATGTTCAACTCAGCACATTTGAAGAAGTCTGGGTTGACGAAAAGCCTGCAGGCACTGTGGTCTACTACGGATACAGTTCTGAAAAAGGCAGTTTCTTTGAAGCCGACATTGAACTCAAGGAGCCGTTTGACCCTGAAAAACTCTTGATTAACATTTCAGATTTTGATGGCAACGAAATCGTGGTAGGTGTGGAATACGACGATGAGGAACTGGACAACAACGGTGGCAACACCAATGGCAAAGGTTCCGAGCATGCGTTCTACATTGCTGGATCAAATCGGGGTTCAGGATACGAACGCTATCGTGACATGGATGACATCAAGTACAAACTAACTGATTGGTTCCCAGCCAAGACCCGACCAGTTCGAGAAGGCAAGTACGAAGTACAAACAGCAACAGGCCACGAATACCAGGCAGTGTTCAATGGTGAACGTTGGTACAATGAGTGGAGCCCTGAAGATACATTGGCCATCAAGAAGTGGCGTGGTGTGGCCTACGATCCTGACGAACACTTTGTTCGGGAAGAACTGGACAATATCATCACAGAATTCTCTTGACCAGCGGCATGCATTACTGTAAAATAGTTGTTGCATAGCGTCGGGCCTGGCCAGGATATGGTGGTCGCTGAATGGAAATCGGGGGTAATTGCCCGGTTAATGCCGTGGCTCATCAGCAGAAATCCACAAGGTGTGGCACTGTCTCAGACGCAAGTCAAAACCCGGCTGGTACCCGGGAGTAAGCCCAGTGAGAATCAACAGTGAAAGGATATTATGTCTGTCAACATTGAAACCGCTGTCAGCAATGACACGTTGCAGTCCCTTGACCCGCTTAAAGCAACGACCGATGCTATGCAACTTTATCGTGTGACCGTTGAACTGGAAAACGCTGTTCAATGGTACAAAATCATCCGTGAGGCCAACGCACTCTACGGACTGCATAACTGGCGTGGTCAGCCCAGAGTCAAACGCAAACTAGAAAAAAACTGGGCACGAAACAAAGTAAGAGTATGGTTTGATGTTCCTGATCAAACATTTGCCAGTTGGGTCAGCATTAAATTAGCTGTTCAAGTGGTTGGTATGACCAATAAATAGATCTATGTTTCTCAGCTACCTTACTTTGGCGGTAGCCCTGTGTTTGTCAGTTATCGCCGCCTACTATTCTATTGCAGGTCTTGCTGCTATTTTTGCTGCGGCAGTGATTCCCATCATCATAATGGGTTCAATACTGGAAGTGGGCAAAGTTGTGGTCACGCTGTGGCTGCACGAGTACTGGAGCCGTTGCCGTTGGCTCATGAAACTGTACCTGGTCCCGGCTGTGGCCGTGCTGATGTTGATCACCAGCATGGGCATCTTTGGTTTCTTGAGCAAAGCACACAGCGACCAAAGCCTAGTAAGTGGCGATGTACAGGCCAAGATTGCTGTCTATGATGAAAAGATCAAAACTGAAAAAGAGAATATTGAAACAGCCCGTCGAGCACTTAAACAGATGGATGAAGGAGTGGATCAAGTACTGGGCCGCTCAACAACAGAAACGGGTGCCGACCGAGCAGTGGCTCTGCGTCGCTCCCAGCAGAAAGAACGTGGTCGCCTTCTGGCAGAAATATCACAGTCGCAAAAGCTTATCGCGGAACTCAACGAAGTTCGTGCGCCTATTGCCGCCGAGATCCGCAAGGTTGAAGCCGAGGTCGGACCACTGAAATACATTGCCAAGTTGATCTACGGCGACAACCCTGATGCCAACTTGCTGGAAAAAGCAGTGACCTGGGTGATCATTGTGATTGTTGCTGTGTTTGATCCCTTGGCCATCATGATGCTGTTGGCGGCAACAGAAAGCTTGAAGTGGGAACGCCAGCGAGTGTTCGAAAGGCTAGGCCTGGCACCAGCAAAGGAACCTGAGCCTGAACCAACACCAGAACCTGAGCCAGACAAACCCGTGGTTCAAGACCCACATCCCACAGGTTGGATGTTCACGTCCAACAGCGAGCCAATGCCAGAAAAATCAATATTTGAACAGCATCCTTACCTGCTGAAACCATTTGACCATTTTAAAGATCTGGAGCCCATGGTCTACAAACCTGAGCCGACAATATATTCAGGAAACCCAGCGGAGTTTCAGCAACCGTGGCCAGAAGAAAAACAAGAACAATTAGTCAGCGCAATGGACTCGGTGGTTGATGAAGAAACTGACCCCAAAGTCAAAGAAGCTATCAAGCAGTGGAAACAGGATAATCCGGGTGCCACCATAAAGAATCAACGCAACATGTTGGCTCGCGGTGAAATTGATGAATTACCCTGGATGCAGTATCTACACAGACCCACCAGCAGCTTTGGCGTTGAGTTTCCACCAAACCCTGCCAAAGGTGACAGTTTTGTTAGAATGGATAGAATACCTAGTCAGTTGTACAAATTCAACGGCAGTCGTTGGATCGAGGTTGACAAAAACACCACAGACAACTATACTTACGATATGGCCTACATTGACCATCTCATTCAATTGATCAGCCAAGGAGCCTACGACGCTGAACTATTGACTGATGCAGAACAACTACAAGTGACCAACCGCTTGCAAAACAACTCAGAATCCAACACATGAAATCAACTGACTCTATCTACAATTGCAGTTTTTGCGGCAAACACAAAGACGCTGTGACCAAGCTAATTGTGGGCGAAAGCGTTGCTATCTGCAACGAGTGCGTGGATCTATGCCAAAATTTGTTGGTAGATGCACCAGAAAACATCAAAGCTCCGGCTGCACCCAGCCTGGATCCTCGCAAAATTCGTGAGCATCTGGACCAGTACGTGATCGGGCAAGACCAAGCCAAGATCTTGCTGAGTGTGGCCATTGCCAATCACTACAAACGCATTGCCAATCAAGATCCTGAACACGAAATTGAAAAAGCCAACATTCTCATGCTGGGTCCCACAGGCTCGGGCAAAACATTGTTGGCTCGCACAGTGGCACGTTATCTTGACGTTCCTTTTGTGATTGCAGATGCCACCAGCCTTACTGAAGCAGGCTATGTAGGCGATGACGTAGAAAGCCTGATATCAAGACTGTTTGCTGCCGCAGGCGGCGACATTGAAAAAACTCAGCGTGGCATTGTGTTTGTGGACGAAATTGACAAAATCAGTCGCAAGAGTGAAAGTGCCAGCATTACTCGTGATGTGTCAGGAGAAGGAGTACAACAGGCTCTGCTCAAACTGGTAGAAGGTACCAAATGCAGAATCACTCCCACAGGTGGCCGCAAGCATCCCACAGGTGACACAGTGGAAATTGATACCACCAACATCTTGTTCATTGCTGGCGGTGCATTTGTGGGCATGGAAAATATTGTAAAGAATCGTGTCAAAGGTACCAGCATTGGTTTTGGTGCTGAAGTGCAGGCCAATGAAAAAGCTCAGTTGAGTCAGACCACACCTGACGACTTGGTACGCTTTGGCTTGATTCCTGAATTTGTGGGTCGCTTCCCAGCTTGGGTAGCACTAAAAGAACTTGATAAAGCAGATCTTGTGCGTATTCTTCAAGATGTCAAGCACAACTATGTGAGTCAGTATCAGTGGCTGTTTCGCCAGGACGATGTTGAACTGGGATTCAGCAAAGACAGCCTGGACCTTATTGCCGAGCGTACTATCAAGAACAAAACAGGTGCTCGCGGCCTACACTCGGAACTGGAGCGTGTGTTGTTGCCACACATGTACAACTTGACTCGTTATCGGTCAGACGGCATCAAACAGGTAGATATTGATCAGGCTTTGGTCAATAGTCCCAAGGAACTTTGAAAATGGAAAAATTACACGGTAGATCAGTACTGGTACAGGATGGCAACGTAGATCGTGCCTTGCGTAAGTTCAAGAAAAAAATAGCTGCTTCGGGGCTGTTGAATGACTTGCGAGATCGCGAACACTATGTCAAACCCACGACTGCTCGCAAACTCAAAGCCAGTGCTGCCAAGAGCCGCTGGCGTAAAAAAATGCGTGAGCAGGAACTGCCCAAAAAAATGTTTTAATGGCAACATTGTTTGTTTTTGGTGACAGTTGGCCATATGGTTCAGAACTACAACCAGGCGAATATCCATATGGGCAGTTGCTTTATCAACGAGTTGGATGCAATGATGTAAAATCATTTGCAGAAGCATCAACCTCCATTCCTCATCTGATCTTGCAGCTTAGAAGTGCAATAGCACAAGGGGCGAATGATACAAAAGCAATATTCTTTCTCACAGGCGTAGATCGAGATTTGGTGTGGGAAGAACATTGTACACGAGAACTCAACCCCTCAAGTTCTGGGGATGCTGATTGGTATGCAAAATACAACAGTCCTGAACTAACAAATTATCGTATCAACACAACCTTGATGGCATTGCAGTCCATGTGTGCAAAACACAACATAGAGGATTATTATATCTGGGGTTGGGATCGTGTTGAACTTTGGCCAGAAGTTGATCAAACTAAAATATACAAAGATACCATAGCTGATGTGTTTCTGGAAGGTGCAGAAATACCCAACGGAACCAGTAAAATTATGCATCTCAAAAACTCCAAGAATCGGTTTGTGTGGCCAAATATGGGACACCCTAACCAACTGGGACATCAACGCATCGCTGACATACTAGCAGAATGGATATGTACATAGAGTTTAGGTACGCACCGTCGGCTATGATTACAGCAGCGATCAATCATGAAATGCATGCATGGTCTGATCGCTATAGTATTCCTTACTTTACCAAAACAGTCAAATACGGCAAAAGATTTACGTTTGACGATGATGCACACTACAGTTTCTTTGCCATGACCTGGAATCCCACATTGCCTGTGCCCGATTATCATTTAATTGAGCCAATGAAAATTGACAGAAATTGAGATTTCCTGTATAAATATGTTTGTAGTGCCGATGGTCGGGCTACATTTTAAAACGTCATCTTGCTTAATAAAGGAGAAAACAAATGACAAAAACTCTCACCCTTCGCAGTTTCGATCTTCCCGCAATTCACAAATTTGGTATCGGTTTCGACAACATGTTTGATGAACTCATGCGTGTGACTGCTCAACAAAGCAACACCAACTATCCACCCTATGACATTGTGCAAATCAGTGATGATGAGTACATGATCAGTCTAGCTGTGGCTGGATTTGGACACGACAACCTGACAGTGACCAAAGACAAAAAGACCCTGGTGGTTGAAGGCAAGCACAGCCGTGAGACTGCGGACAATGAAGATGCTGAAACAAAATACCTGCACAAGGGCATCAGCGAACGCAGTTTCCGCAGAGAATTCACACTGGCTGATCATGTGGAAATCACCAATGCACATCTTGAACTGGGTATCTTGAGCATTCACTTGAAACGTGAAGTGCCCGAAGAAGCCAAACCAAAGACCATTGCTATCAGCTATACTGCTTGATGTAGTGTAAATACAGTGGCAAGGAAACTTGCCACTTTCAAGGATCACAATGGCACAAATTGAACACAATCTTATCACTGCAGATGAGATTGCATTATTCAAACAATACTACAACACATTCTCTACAGAAAAGTATGTGAATGCTACCACCGACGATCATCTCATGATTGATCAAGGACCCATAATTGATCATAGACTGTTGATTGAACCGTCAAAAAGTCAGCAGTGTTGGGATATTGTAAAAAGAGTTACTCATCACTTTTTGCCAGGATGCCAAAACATATGGGCCAACTATCAACGTCAAAGTCTACCACACAGCACACATGTGGATGACTATTGCAAACATTATGATGTTCCGACCTATACTGTTATTATTGCACTGGACACACATCCTGAATTCAATGTGATACTGTGCAAAGAAGAAGCTCGCAGCAATGATCATCTCAGTCAGATGCTGCACGACTGGGCTACCCCTGCCCCCAATCCAGATACCAAGATCTGCAACGTCAGTGAAACCGAAGACATTGAACATTCAATTGATCCAGTTCATCAGCAATACTTTTTGGACTGGTTGACACCCGATGGCGTTTTTCGCTATACTGCTGGTAGTGGTGTGTTCTTCTTGGCATCACAGATACATTGCTCAGGAAACTGGCACAAGTACAACAAGTTTATCAACAAAGACCTCGTGCAAATTCATGCACATTACAACAAAGGAACAGGCAATGTCTCAATCTGAAACAAAAACACGTATCAAACCTTCAGAGGCAGTGAAAGAACCGCCAATGTACAAGGTGATTTATCTCAATGACAATCAAACCACAATGGAGTTTGTGATCGACAGTTTAATGGAGTTTTTTGACTACAACGAGGAAACTGCATTTACCATCACCGAAGACATTCACGAAGCAGGATCAGCTGTGGTTGCAGTGCTGCCTTTTGAAATTGCTGAACAAAAAGGCATTGAAGTTACTGTGAGTGCTAGAGCCATGAGCTTTCCGTTGCAGATCAAACTGGAACCGGACACTATTCAATAATCCACGGTGATTCTCAAGGGGTGATACACATGGTGACACCATGCTGTATTGCCCTTTCCCTTGCAGTTGTTGACGTATCGAATACCTCCACGTATCTGGTCCACCGAGCCTGGGTAGTGCCCAAAGCACCAGGTATGTATTTTGCGTTCGCTGTCAACAGTGAGAGCCTGTTGCATCAGTCTGTTGCCCATGGTGTTGAATGCCAGGCGTCCTTCTAGATTGATGTCGTGTGCGATCAATGACGCATCAGGTACTGTGTGCGTGACCATTACAATCTTTTTGACATCTGGATGAGTTTGCAGTCGTTTCACTGAGTTCACCATGTACATGGCATCTGTGTTGGACATTCTGCTGATGGCCTTGATTGCTTCGTTGCTAAGGGCATGCTGTTCTTGGAACTGTTGTGCACTGCCCGTGGGATCTATACCGAGATCAAAATCAAACCCCCACCAACCATTGGTGCCCAGGATTGCCACGCCGTCTACTACAACTACATTGTCTTGAAGATACACCACATTGGGTATTCTGTTGATCTTGTGCACAAGATCGGCATAGCTGTAGCCCAAATTATCTAGATGTAGTTCATGTTCGTCATTGCCGTCGATATAGAACACTGCTTGATAGCTGCGACCTAGCTCGCGTAGAGTTTCTACAACATGTCTACGATCACGGCTGACATCGCCGGCCACAATACATATTGGGCTAGTGGGAACAACACTCCAGTCAACTGCAGGCCAGGTTTCTACGTGCAAATCAGAAATTAAGTCAAATGTAAAAGTCATCATACATATTTAAAAGGAAAACACATGTACATTATTTTTGGAGACACTGCTGCACAAATACCCAATGGCCACACTGTGCTGGAACTAGATACTGTGCGACGACCGCCAGACAATGTTGCAATTACCGCATACTGTGTGATTGACAAAATTCCTTTGCAAGAGTTTCCCATAGCTGAATCCAACAAGCAACTACACAGTGAATTGTTGCAACACTATCGCAATCAGGAATGGGATCAGTGCGGTCAAGCTATTCAAGTGTTGTTGGGCAAATGGAACGGTGAACTAGACAGCTTTTATATCAACCTTGAACAACGTGTGGAACAATATCGCAGTAACCCACCTGATGCAACATGGGATGGCTCCTACACAGTAACCTCCGATAAATAATAGTCTATATCAGGAGGCAACGTGAAAACAGCAAGAATTATGCCAGTGGGGGCACATCGTATTGGCAATGCTTGCCTTTCTTTGCAGTTTGATCACAATCTTGATCAATTTGACAACACCTATATTGTGAGTCCCTTGGCCGGCGACCGCTTGCAAAAAGTTTTTGAACGTTACAATATCGATACCACAGGGTTTGTGTACATCACTGATGAAGAGCTAACACAACAGTATCCGCAAATCAACAACTGGTATCTCACCAATGACTATCGTGGCAGTTGGTTGTTTCAACAAGCACTGAAGTTGGCCTGTGTAGACCATGTGGATGCAGACCTGTTGTTTGTGCAAGATGCTGACACATTTTGCAGTCAACCCTATTCGTGCTTGATCGACAATGAACTAAATTTGTTCTGTCAGCCCAACGTCAATCATCACTGGGGATATTACCAAGCTGCTGAAAATCTCACTGGGCTTCCAAGACCATACCCGCATTCGTTTGTGTGTGACATGATGCCGGTTTTCAAAAGGGATTGGATTGCATTGCGTGAACGCATTGCTGCTACTTTCTCAGGACACTGGCTAGACACCGTAATTGATCAAACTCCTTGGGATTATGGTGCTGGTGTAAAATGGTTCAGCGAATACGAACTGTTGGCCAATTGGTCAGTGTATCAGAATCACAACGTTGTGTTGACTACGCAACAGCGATTTGAATTCAAGAGTTTGGAAGCATTGACACACAGAGATTTTCCCGCAGACTTCAATGTGGTCAGCGACAAGAATCCCCAGGGGCAGATCCTGTCATTTGACTATGCCACAGACACTGTGTACAATCTTGACGCTGTGTTAGATCGACTCAAACGCACAGCCTGAGTGTTTATTTTGCCACCCACGGCAAAATCCCATAAATTAAATTATCGCAGTGGTTGTTGATGCTATCTGCAGGTTGTATAATCTATCTAAAGGAACACTCATACATGAAAAAAATTGGATTTATCGGTATCGGTAAACTTGGCCTTGACTGTGCCGAAGTTATGGCTGAAAAACACGAAGTTCGTGGCTACGACATTTACCCACGCACCAGCAACAGTGTCAAAGTCTGCGACATTGACGAGTTGGTAAACGAAAGCGAGTGGATCTTTATTGCTGTGCCCACACCGCATGCTGAGGGCTATGACGGATCAGTACCTTCGAGTCACATGACACCAAAAGACTTTGGTCACGACGCTGTAATTGACGCTATCAACAAAGTCAATCAGCATGCCAAAACCAGCAAGAAGGTTGTGTTGATCTCCACAGTATTGCCAGGCACTACACGAGCCAAGTTTGTGCCTCTGTTGGACAAGAAGCATCAGTTCTTATACAATCCTTATCTCATTGCTATGGGTTCAGTAAAGTGGGACATGGCCAATCCTGAAATGGTTATCATTGGCACCGAAGACGGTGAACTCACTGGCATTGCAGGCGAACTGATCGAACTGTACAAGACCATCATGAACAACGACCCACGTTACGAAATCGGCACCTGGGACGAGTGCGAAGCCATCAAGATCTTCTACAACACCTACATTTCGGCCAAGGTTGGTATTGTAAACATGATCCAAGACTTTGCTATGAAGATTGGCAACATCAATGTTGACGTTGTCACAAACGCCCTGGCACGAAGCACTATGCGATTGCAAGGTCCCAAGTACATGACAGCAGGTATGGGCGACGCAGGTGCTTGCCATCCACGTGACAACATTGCCCTGCGTTGGTTGGCTGAACACTATGATGTGGGCTATGACTTGTTTGATACCATCATGCATGCTAGAGAAATTCAAGCCAAAAACTTGGCGTTGTTCTTGGTAGAGCAAGCACGAGCAACAGGGTTGCCAATTGTGATTCACGGCAAAGCCTACAAGCCCGATGTTGAATACTGTATTGGCAGCTATTCGACCTTGGTGGGACACTATGTCAAAGAAGCAGGCATGCCTGTTGTGTATGTTGATCCGTTAGCAGACAACATGGACGAAGTGGTTAAAGAAGTTGATACCCCTGCGGTATTTTTATGGGCACACAATCGCAAGATTACTTACGAATACACCGGTGAGCAAAAAGACACACAGGCCTATTGCGATATCAAACCAGGATCTGTGATTGTGGATCCGTGGCGTAAGTTAACATCTACGGCCAATGTCCGAGTTGTTCACTATGGCAACACCCGCGGTCAATAAGTATTGTCTCCCAGTGTTCTGGGATGATGAATTCAAACGGCTTGAGTACATACAAGAGCCGTTTAACGACCCTGCCAGTGTGGCCATCTGGACCACACAAGGATATCACACCAAAATCTGTGGTGACTTGTGCGACATGCGTCACAGACTGCCCACCTGGGTTGATCGCTTTATGAAAATCTACACAGAGCTAGGTTGGAAGGACATTGGTCTTGCGTTTTATCGCATGAGCACAGGCACAGTGATGCCTGTGCATCAAGACCTATACAAACGATACATAGAATTGTTTGATCTAAAAGGACGTGAGCACACCATCAACCGAGCATTGGTACTGCTGGAAGATTGGCAAAGCGGACACTATCTTGAAGTTGACGGTGTGCCTGTGGTCGACTGGCGTGCAGGCCAAGTGGTACAATGGGTATATGATGTGCCGCACATGGCCGCCAACATTGGACTCGCAGATCGATACACACTACAAATCACAGGACACTCATGATCTCCAGCTACAACGAATACGACACACTGAAAAAAATCATAGTGGGCGATGCCACACATGCCAACTGGCCACAGCATGATCCTGTGTTTAGAGCCGAAGCTGAAACCACACTGTGGAAAGAAACACCCTTGCCTTCCGGGCCAGTGCCGCAACGCATCATAGACGAAGCCAACCAGGATCTTGAAGGCCTGTGCAAAATACTGACTGATCATGGCGTAGAAGTAGTGCGTCCTCAAGCCATGAACTTTCAAACACATGATGGCATGTACAACTACTGCCCACGTGACAGATTCATTGTGTATGGTGACAAAATCATCAATCCTGCCATGATGTATCCCAGCCGAGACATGGAGTATCAGTGCTACATTGACTACCTAGAAGATGCAGGCAGCATTGTTCACATGCCACGCAACGCAGGCATGGTTCTGGACGCTGCCAATGTGTTGCGAATAGAACGTCACAAATGGTTGTTTTTGGAGTCAGCGTCAGGCAACCGTGCTGCCTACGAATGGTTGTGCAAACAAGTACCCGATGTGGAGATTGAGTTGTGCAACTTCTATGCTGGTGTGCACATTGATTCAACCATTGTGGCCCTGAATCAAAACACCTTTGTGGTCAATGGCAGCAGAGTCAACGCAAAAACATTGCCAAAGATGTTGCAGGACAAAACCATACTGTATGTAAACGAAGTAAAGGCACAGGATTTTTACCAATATCCCTATGCGTCAAAATGGATTGCTATCAACATGTTGAGCATTGATCCACACACGGTGATTGTGGATGCTGCCCAAACTGACCTAATTCACAACCTGGAAAACCGTCTGGGCATGACAGTAATTCCACACACTTTGCGACACAGCCGAACCTTGGGCGGTGGTTTTCACTGCACGACCCTGGATTTGGTACGTGGTTGACCAATATTCAGCTTTGTTGTATAATACAAGCATGAATACACATCCTCGAATTGGCTTCTGTTGCAAATGGCTCAATGACCCGTCCGAATGCGGCGGCATGAAAGTCAATGCAGTAGACCGGGACCTTAACGGGCGTTCAACTACAATGCGATGGCTTCGTGAGCACAAGGACCAAGCCGAACAGCGGCAATGGGACATCATGAATCACAATGCTGCCGCAGCCGTTCGCATGATCGAGCGTGTGGCCACACTGCCACCAGAACGGCGTATGGTTCGACTGGGTAGTGAAATGCTGCAAGGCTACACAGAACCCAGCTGGATCGACTGGTGGCAACAGCCCGACATTCAACGACACCTGGAACAAATCTTTGCACCTATTGGCGAAACTGCTCGCAGATTGGGTGTGCGACTCAGCTTCCATCCCGGACAGTTTTGTGTGTTGGCATCTGAAGCTGACGAAATTGTGGAACGCAGTATCCTGGAATTCGAGTATCATGCAGACATGGCTCGTTGGATGGGTTACGGTTCAACATGGCATGATCACGGATTTATGATCAATGTGCACTTGAGCGGCAAGGGTGGTACCGCCAAGTTCTTGCAGACTCTGGGTCGCCTGACTCCCGAAGCCCGCAACCTTATTACCATAGAAAATGACGAAATAACAAATGGCCTTGACTCTACTCTTACTGTGGGCCAGCATGTGGCTCTTGTGTTGGACGTACATCACCATTGGGTCAACACTGGCGAATACATCAGTGCCCAGGATGATCGCGTTCAGCGGGTTGCTGACAGTTGGCGTGGTGTGCGCCCTGGCATGCATTACAGTGTTAGCCGCGAAGATCTTCTTGTGGGCCATTGCCCCCGAACTCGCCCAGATCTTGCAGCTCTTCTTGGTCAGGGCATGAAGAAACAAAAGATTCGTGCACATTCAGACTTTATGTGGAATTCAGCTGTGACTGAGTGGGCTTTGACATTTACTGACCAGTTTGACATCGAGGTCGAAGCCAAGGGCAAGAATCTTGCCAGCCAACAAGTGTACGACCAGTATGTTGCACAGT